CGGTTTATTTATCGGCATCCTTTTGAAGATGTTCGGCAGTGCGCAGGCTGGTCCGGGTTGTCACGCCATCTTCATCGGGTTCACCGTGTACCTATTTAACGGTCTGGGTGGTAATAGCGAGATCATCTACGGCAATGTCTTGCAAAGCCTGATGGCTGGTTATTTTCTGTTAAGCGTTCTCTGTAAGAAGAAACATGAAAAACGCGCTCTTAATCATGGCCTTCGCGCTTAGGCTCTTGCCTCGTCTGAGCACGCGAGATGGTGATTATCTTGAGACGGGCTACTCTCTCTTTTATCATGTGACCGAAAGCCTCTTGTCGGGGCGAGGATTCTGTGTTGATAACTGGATGGGAGTCAAGTGCGCCCTCTGGCCTCCGGTTTATCCTTTGTTTCTCGCGGTCGCTACATTGGGCGGAAGATTCGGGTGGACCGTAGTTATAGCTCAAGCCTTGATTGGAACAGGCACAGCCTTTATCAGCTATCTACTGGCAAAGCATCTTTTTGGTGAAAGGGTTGGACTGATAGCCCTGCTTATCACTTCCGTTTATCCCTATTACGTTTGGCATGACGCAAGCCTTCAGGAAACATCCCTCTTTACTTTTCTCACCGCCCTCTCGGTCCTGCTGCTAATCGAAACGGGGCTGAAGCGGCGGGCATGGCTCTCGGCTCTAGCTGGCGTTTGTCTGGCCCTGAGCCTGCTGACAAGGGCGAGCCTCGCGCCCTTCATAGTTGTGGCCCTCGCGTGGCTTCTTTACACGGCTGGCCTGCGCAACACTCTCCCCGCGCTCATCGGATTCTGCTTGGTCGTATCTCCCTGGATTATTCGTAATGAGATTTTATTCGGGCGGTTGGTGCTGACATCGCAGGCGGGTCACTTCCTCTGGATCGCGAATAACCCGGATACGTTTTCCCGCTACCCGTCCGCGAGCATTGACGAGAGCGAAGGCGTGGCATGGGATCATCTGAGCAAGGCAGAGCAGGAGAACATCCTAGCACTCGGCGAGATGGAGCAGAGCGACCGATTCAAGGATATGGGGGTTGCGTATATACGCGAGCATCCCACTGAGACCATCTCCAACGGACTAAAGAAGAATCTGGCGGGGTTCTCGCCCGTCGTCAATCCGAGCAAAGGCAGGATGGCGACAATCGTCAACTTCGCTTCTTATTTCCCAGTCCAGATGCTCGGCCTTGTTGGTCTCTTAATGAAACGCAGGAGACCGGAAACACTTCTGGTTCTCGGCCTCGCCCTGTCATTTATGCTGCTGACGGGGATTTTCTGGGCGCACACGGGCCACAGGTCTGTGCTGGATGTTTACTTTATCGTCTTCGCGTCTCCGGTCATACTCAGTCTATGGGAGATGGTCAAAGGAAGCTATGGGACAAAACAAAGACCTGAGATTGAGACCCATGTGCCTGAGTATGACGAGACGCTGACCTGACCCGCTCTCTACTTAGTTTGCTTCTGCAATAACCTTCATCACTCCGCTCGGCAAATCCTGTGTTGAGCCTGTCAAGTTCGTGATAGTCACTCTCACGTCGCCGCCCGTCTGGATGCACCTGCCACTCATCTGCCAGTTTTCATAGCCTAAGCTGGCAACGGTAAACCCTGAGAAGCCCACTATTACGGGGTCGCCAACCGTACAACCGCTAATTGAAACCTGCGTGGTCCACGATGCGCCGTTTGCCAGCGAGGGCGGGTCAACCGTTGCTGAGCCGACATACCTTGTTAGTCTCGGCTGAACGCCAACCCACGCGCCAGCTTCTCGCATGTATAGAGCGGGATTGCCGCCCGCGCCACCGCGATTCTGGATAATCGAGCCATCGGGCGCTGAATAGGTTGGAGCACTCGTGAGGTATGCCGAATCGTGGAAAGGATAGTTAGTATCGTCTGCGCCTCTGATGATGCGCGACTCAATGCCTTCTGGCAGAGTGCTCGGAATATGCAGAAGCTGCACCGCGCCCGAACTACTAACCTTAAAATCTCTTACATCCATAGAATGATAGAAATACCAGCCGGAGGTGTACTCGGCCAGGGTATCCGTCTGCGCGCTGTTCTTAATCGAAAGCTGCTCTTGACTGAGAATGTTTTGAACGGCAAACGTAGACTTGTCAACACTGGAAAAGTAGGGACGCGCAACGACTGCCCCGCTCGCATTATTGACCTGCGTATACCACTCGAAAACATCATTCCCCGTTGTCGGCTCATAATGTGATTCAAGCTGAAAAGCCCAGAATGCAGGCTCTCCTGCCTGCTCTCTGCCGCCGCCAGGTGCAACATTCCACCCAATGCCTAAAGCTTGATTTTTGCGCGATGAGCCAGTGTTTGTCGCTGTGGTCAGGGCCATGTTAAAGCGGCCAAAGCTTAAAGTTTCGGGGTCGAACGTCGCGAAGTAGCCGTCTGAGGGTGCGCTGAAGTGGAGCTGGCGTGCAGGCGCTGATTTCCCCAGCCCCAGATTTCCGGCAAAGTAAGCTGTACCGTCATTATTGAATACGGCTTTATCAACGCCGCCCCGTTGTACGCGCATCACTCCGCCACCGCTCGCATCCGAATCAAAGTTGAACGTCAGGTCGCCAGTCGCAGCCGAGCCGCCGCTGGCAGCCGAGCCGATGCTGGTGCAGTTCATGCAGGTGATATTTGAGAGAGTCCCGCCCGTTACACTGATGCCCGTAGAATTCTGCGTCGCTATCGAGCCTAAGCCCAGATTCGTGCGCGACGTAGAGGCGCTGGTTATCTCTGAGAGGTTATTACCGCCCTGCATCGGCGTATAGCCAAGCCAGGCCAGCAAGTCGCCTGAAGATGGCGCGCTCCAGGCGCTCGTGCCCGTGCCAGTACCCTTCAGAATCGTGCCGCCCGTCGGCGTGCTCGCGCCCGTGCCGATCTTGGCCTGCGTCGCTGCTATCGCGCTCGCATGGGTATTAGTCACGGCGGCCACAATCGCCCCGCGCACGGATGTGTTGATATTGTGCGATGCAGCGGTCGTGCTGAAGGCTCCCCGCCCTAGCCCCGTAAAGGTCGTCGAGGTCTTGGCCGTGTAGGTGATCTGCTCATTGTCAATCAGGAGCACACCAGTCGCGGGAAAGCTCGTCGTGCTATCGACAGTCACCTGGGCGCTGCCCGAAGTCATGCTGACTGTCAGGAGCGCACGCGAGTTATCCTTTGCCCTGATCAGAGAATCCTGGTCGTCAAGATTCGAGGGAAAGCGCACCGTGCCCGGAGTTGACTGACCAAAAGCTATACCGGCCAGCAGAAGCAAAAAGCAAATTGCAAAGAAAATCCTTCTCATCTTTTCCACCTCACTTCAAGTTGAAGTTCTTATTGTGACTAACCTCTATGGGACAAAACAAAGACCTGAGATTGAGACCCATGTGCCTGAGTATGACGAGACGCTGACCTGACCCGCGCCGTTCGTTCCTATATCAATCCTGGCCGGTCCGCCCTGTGATTGTGTGTAAAAGATCATCGCGCTGCCGTAGTATCCAGAAGGCAGAGTGAAGACCGTTGAGCCAGCCGCGCCGCCCTGTATCAGACCTTGCAGGCAAACTATCCCGGCTGACTTTTGATAGGTTGCATTAGCATAACCGCCGCCCGTATTAACCCACGAGTTTTGAAACGTGACGGCAGTTTTAGCCACTCCGGTTAGGTCCAGCGTGGTTCCCGTTGCGTTGCCGATGTTCCCATTCTGGAAGAGGGCCGCGCCTGTGCCTGATTCATCGGTCAGGGTGTCGCGCAGATTGGCGCTCGTATCCGAGAGGCCATAGCCGGAAAAGGTTGTCGGATTAGTCCCCGCCGTGACTCGCCCTTTCGCGTCCGTTGTAACGCTTCTATATGTGCCCGCCGTTCCGACGCTCGCCAGAGTCGTCGCAACCGTTCCGGCTGTCGAGGTAACATCGCCAGTCAGGGCGGGCATCTGCGAAGCGGCGACTGAGCCTGAGAGGTTGCTAAAGGCTACCTGCGCCGCGCTAAACACTCCCTGCGCGCTCATCGAGGTTAGAAATTGATTGGTCGTCGCGCTCTTTGTCTGCGCGGTTGTCGAGTTGGCATCAGGGATATTGACTGTGCGAGTTGTTCCGGTCGCGATACTGGAAGCGTCGAACTGAAACTTCTTGGTTGTATCGGTCGGGTCTTTTAGCTCAAATTTATTTCCCGCCTGGAATGATTGCAGGAAGGCGAAGGTATTCGCCTGGTCTGTGTAAACGGTTGCCGCGTGCTGCCTTGATTTAGCGAGCGTACTGGTCCAGCCAAGCGTCAGCACACCGCCCGCCACAGAGCCAGTGACGTTCGTATCATTAGTGACTGAGAGGGCCGCTTGCTTGCTATTAAAGGTGCTCCAGTCCACCGAAGAGAGATACCCGTTGTGCGTCGAGTCGGACTGAATGATTGAAACGGTATTGACCGAGCGAGAGAGCGGGCTGCTGAAAGTAAGAGGGCTTTCGCCCGCTGCCGCTGCCTGCCAGGAAGTCGTGCCGTCACTCTGTTTGGTGAGCACGTAGCCCGTAGATGCGCTCGCGGCGTTTGACGCGCCGATGCCGACCTTCTTCTCCAGCTCGCGCGCAGCATCTCCGACTGCGTTGACGTGTCCTGCTCCGCTGATGCGAGACATTACCGTCTCGCGCAGCGCGTGCGTCGTCGCAGTCGTCCCGCCGAGGCCGCGCGTGACTCCTGTGAATGTCGTCGCAGTCGTCCCCGTATAGGCAAACAGCTCATTCTGAATCCAGGCCACGCCCGCCGACGGGAAGCCGCTCGTCGAAGCGACCGTGATGGTGGTCACGCTCGCATTGATGGCCGCCGTCAGGTAAGTGCTCTTCAGGTCCGCGAGCTGCGGCAAAGTGGTTGTCGTGTCCAGGCCTGTCGGGTATTGCGATGTGCCTGGCGTCTGCGCGCGCGCGCCAGCCGAGAGCATTATGATGAAGGCGAAGATGGTAATGAAGATGGTAATTAGGTTTTTCATTGTATCGGGTCCTGTAGCTGCACGAGCTTCCTGTTGACGAGCGAATCGTTGGGGTCAAAATCGAAGCCGTCCAGGGCCTCGCCCGGCGTTTGAATCGGATCGCCGATCTTGGCGGCGGTCGCATTGGGAGACCAGTCTGACCAGCCGACACCGTTGCCGGCGTCTTCGGCTGAGCCGTTATGCCAGCGATATTTGATTTCGCACTCATAAGGCTTCTGCGGAATGACGTGCGTCGGCCCGGCGTCCATCGGCCACACCTCGAATGCGTCGGCATCGTCCGATTTCTCAATGTGGATTTCGCCGTGCGTGAGAGTGGCGCCGTAAGCGTCCGGAGCCGGCGTGATGATGAGCCAATCCTCGCGGGCTTCAATCTTCGAGACCATCGCTGCCAGTGTGACCGTCGGCACGTGTTCATCCACGCCCGCGACGCTGGCCGAATCGCCGATGGTCCGCCCGGTCCAGGTGAAGGTGATGGGCGCGGCATCGGCGCGCGCCTGGCCGTTTGTGGGTGCCCAGTAGGTCCGCTCTTTATCCTTCTCTGAGACATCCACCTTGACGAACTTGACGGCAGCATCGAGCAGGCAGACGCGCTCCTCGTCAACGTGGGTTGACGAGGCAGCGCCCGTGCTCTTCAACTTTCGCTGAAGACGGCTCACGGTCCACCTGTTCGGATAGCCGCCCACTTTCACGGCATTGACGAATGCGATGACCTCGTTGCCCCAGACCAAGACATTCGCGCCGTCGAGCACCTCGTCATCGCTGGTCGTCTGCAATTCTTTGTCGCCGAAGAGATCAACCGCTCCGGTGCTCGTATCGTCCCAGTCGCCCTCGCTCCAGCCTCCGGGCACGTCAGGCAACACGCCGACCGCGCGCCCCATCGTCGCCGGCGCATCAAACTCCATGATCTGCTTTGGTCCATCGCCCTTATCAACCCAGAGCGTTGCGCCAGTCCATTCATAAGCGCCGCCCTGCAAGTCTTTCGGTGTTGCGGCCACAAGAAAGCCCGGCACATTCTGTTGCGTCAGCAGGCGCGGGATGTCCATGAAGGTGGCGACCGTGTTGGCCGGAAGGTTGGCGGGCTTCGGCGTCTGTGAACCGCCGCCGGAAACAGGCAGCGTGACCGGGAGCGATTTCTGCGAACGCGCGGTCATCTTTCGAGGGCCGGGCAGGGCGCCGCTGGCTTCCTCGAGCTTGACCGTGCAGAGTTCGCCATCTTTCGGCACGATGATTCGCTGGCCGGGTCTCAGATACGCGTATTTCGGAAAGAGGTTGAAAGAGAAGATGTCACACTCAGCCCAGAGTTTTTGGATGTCGCGGTCAACGGCCTTCTGGGCCTCCTCGAAGGTCATCACGACCTGGAATTCAACCGTCTCGTTCTTCTCCGAAGTCGTGACTTGGCGGAGTCCGGTGGCCTTATTCGGATCGTAATTTTTGCCCGTATCAAGGAAGCGGTAATGGAGCTGCGTCGGCAGGGTCGTGGCCTGCGCCTGCTCAATCGTCACCTTATCCGGTGGAGCGCTGGCCGATGACTCGTCGCCCCCCTTGGCGCGCGCGCCTATCTCGTCATCGTCAATCACGACGACGGTCGAATAGTCCTGATGCTCGCCCGTGATCGTGCCGTCTATGTCCTCGAAGAAATTCGCGTCGAAAACTCTCGCCAACTCCTCCATGTCCGAGCGCGGCGCCTGCTCCTGCGTGATGACGTAGCCGCGCACGGGAATGTCAGAGAGGTCCGCGAAGTTGAGATCGGAAGGGTCAGCGCCCGCGCGCCTCGCCCTGTCTTCCAGAATGGCATCCAGCGTCTTGAGTTCGGCGTGCTCGACGAGCGCGAGCACGATCGGCACGCCGCCGCTCACATCCACATTCTCGAAGACGATATGCGCATGCCCTCGATATGCAATCTGCCCGGCGGGCGCGCCATACTTGGCGTCATTGATGCCAGCAAAAAGCGGGTCGGGAAGCTGCGTCCCAGTGCCCGAATAGATACGGATGGCCGAATAGCCTCCGGCGACGATCGTGCCTTCAATCGTTCCCTGTGGATCGGGCGCAGGGATATGGCTGAAGCGATACTTCGGGTTGTCATCTCCCAGCTTCGGGTCGGGCAGTAAGAAGTGGTCCTGCGGGTCTTCGGCCGGAAAGTCCGGGTCAATCACGCCGGTCTGAGTAAAATCGGTCGTCACGTCGTAGACGAGCTTCATGCCCTCCGATGTGACGAACCATATCTTTTTGAAGACGAGGGGGCCGCGACCGAACTTGATGTCGAGGTCCATGTAATACTTGGTCGTCTTGACGGTCTGAGTCGAGCCGCCGCCACCGCCGCCACCCTTGCCCCTTCCCGTTGATTCCTGCGAGGTCGTGACGATTCGGCGCATCTCGCTCGCATCCTGGATGATGCCCGCTACTTTAACTCCGCCGCCGAGGCCGTCGCCCGGATCGCCGCCGTAGATTTCGTTGATGAACAGCCCGAAATCGGAATCCTGTAGTTGCAGCCCGCCGTTGAGCCTGCCGCGCTCCAAGGGCTTTTGCTTGCCCGCAAGAAGCCGTTGCAGCCCGTATTGGGCCGTGTAGGTGATGGCCGTGATGGCGAGCATGACGCCAATAGAGACGGGGTCTGCGCGCATCACCCCGTCGCGCGGCAGGCCAATGACATAGTCCAAGGCCCACGCGATAAATAGCGCGATGCCCAAAGCCAGAGTGATGATCTGCTTCCTAATCAACTTTCCCTCTCACCCTGTAGCCGGCAGTTGCTCCCGTCAAAAGCCTGCCGTAAAACCTGTGCTCGATGACGCCGTATTTTCTGCGCGCGTGGACGCCGTATATCCCTGACCAATCAACCTTGGTGACGATCACGCAGTGCTCCGGGTCGTTCTCATACGCGATGCTGACGACATCCGCTTCGCGCGCATCTCTCCAATCTGGGAGCTTGTCCATGTGAAGGCTGAAGAGTCCGTCGAGGGAGAGGTCTTTCGAGAAGTTGGCCCGGCCCTCGAATTCAAGCTCTGAGAGGCCCAGGTCGCGCCCGACGGCGATCAGGAGGCCAGCGCAGTTCACGCCGCTGCGGTCCTGCCCTCCGGCGACGTAAGGCACGCCGATATAGCTGCGTGCGGCCTCGACAATCTGCTTTCGTGTGACTTCCGGCATGCTGCTCCCGTCCAAATCCGTCCAAGTATCTGCCGCCTCACTGCGGGTAGGTATAGACCTTGTCCTTTCCTGGCAGGAATGGCTCCCCGTTGAAATTCTCGATATTCGTTCCCGAAGGATTGTCCGGATTAACGAACGTGACGCATGTCTGCCATCGGCGGTCGCAACCCTTCACGATCTCAATCTCGTCGCCGATTTGCACCTCTTCAATCATCGGCAGAAAGAGGGTGAGCGCTCCGCCCACATGCGAGATGATCTCCTCTTCAAGCTCTTCATTTGCCCCGCTCAGAAACTTGATCGTGCCGCGCACGAAGTAGGGGGAGGCGAGGCTTCCCCCGCTCACGGTGAAGCGCTCGCGGTCCTCGATGGCCGTCACCGTGCCCGCGTGCGTGTAATCTGCCAGCGGCTGGCTGCATCCCGCCCCGCCCAGGCGCTTCCACCGGCAACGCTCGCTCGTCTTCTCGCCGATGGGTTGGCTGAGGAGTTGCGCGAGGCTCCGCAACTCCGGCACGGCGACCCCGTTCTTGATGGACACGGGGCCGATAAAGCCCACATCCCTTTCGGCGATGCCCATCGAGAGGTCCGCGAAGTTGACGACCATTCTCTCGACGCGCGCCTCACGCCACTTGCCCCTGAGCAGGCTCGCTGTCGTAAACGGGTCCACGAGCGGCGTCGGGGTCTGCGTGTTGTTGGGAGCGAGACCTTCTTTGCGCTGCACCTCAGTCGGATTCAAAGGCAGCGCCGTGTAGATTTCGCCGGAGCCGGCCGGATATTCGATGTCCTCGTCGTAATTGCACACGCGAATGACTTCGCCCGCCGTCCCGTCCGGTAGCCGCTGGGCGACTCTCCAGAGCGTGGCGAGGGTCAGGTTCCCTTCCAGGTGTGCAAGCATTTCAAGTGATAAAGGCATGGGTCTTTAAGAGAGGCCGATGGTTTTCGGCAGGACCTCCTCAACCGTGATACCGCCCCACTGGTTGGCGACCTTGTCATAGCGGCCATTGAATGAGCCGGAGCCGAAGCGCACGGGAAGATGAAACTGCCCGGCGAAGACGCGCCACTCGCCCGCCGTAATATTGCCGCTCGTGGGCGTGATGATCCCGGTCGTGTAATCGAGATTAACGACTACTGCTGGAGGCCACTCGCCAAAGACCGGACCGCCGAAGGTCGGCTGCTCCAGCACGCCGTTTTCGTTAATGCAGCCGACGAGCGCGCCGTCCAGCGTCAGCGAGATCGTTCCCCAGGCTGGCTTCACTATCCGCTTGCGATAGGTGTAGAGGCCGTCCGTAAATTCTCTATAAATCGACAAACTCTCTTCCGTGCCGTCGGCCACCGCGATGAGGTCGTTATCGAAGGTGTTAAAGCGCGGAGGAAGGAAGCGGAAGCAGCAGCGATTCCCGCCGCGACAGAGAAAGAAGGAATACAACTGCTCGATGCCAAATGGGCTGAGCAGGTTGAAATCAATCGCGCCGCGCCAGCGGTCTTTCAGACTGTTGGAGGCGAGCTGCTCGATGCCTGATGGAGCGTCGAGCAGTGAGTTGCTGAAGGAGGCTCCGCCCGACGCGCCGGGCGCATACTCGATGTCTAACAGGACTTCATGAAACTCTGCTCCCGCCATCTCTCTTAATTCTCCGCGCTCTTCAAGTGTTCGAGCATTTGACCGACGACCATGCGCTGATTGGGTCCGGGCAGGCGATTCTCAGGCGGCAGCACGAAATTCAGGTTGTAGGTCTTATGGACGATCTGCTCGCCCCCGCCTTTGAGCTTGTGGTTTGGCACAACCACGCCGCTCTGGCTCCCCGTGTAGATCATCTCCTCGCCCTGCTCGCCGACGGGAAACATCTCATTCGGGCCGAAAGAGCCTCCGTTGGCGTGGCCCGGAGTCATGGTTGGCGGGGCGATGGAGTAGCCGACGACTTCACCGTAGCCTCCGCCATCGCTCAAGGCTCCGCCGCCGAAGCCGCCCGAAAGGCCGCTGGACAACCCGCCGCCGAGGCTCCCGATAAGCGCATTCGCCAACCCCGCCCAGTAGCCCCCGCTGATGCCCGCGCTCTGCTGGCCTCCGGGCTGGAAGGCACCGCTTTGGATCGCGCGCGTCAGCGCGTAGATAGCCTGCGTGTTCTTATCTGTCGCGGTCGTATTGGAAGCGACTGCGGTCGTGTTGGCGTCCTCGCCCTGCTGCTGGTCTTTCGGGCCGAGGCCGAGCCAGCCAAGAATCTTGTTGGTAATGGCACCGACCACGCCGCCCGCCTGGCTGCCCTGATGAGGCGCGTCGGGCTTCAGAAGAGTCATGATGGCCGAGTTGAGCAGCTCGCGCTCTATCTTGCGAATAGTATCGAGCGCGCTGCGCTCCAGGCTCTCGAAGAAGCCCTTACCGCCCTTCTCTGCTCCTGCGTCAATCGCATCCGCCAGCACGTCCGTGATGTCGCTGGCAATCTCGCGCCACTTCTGAAGGATTTTCTCCTGGGCCTGCCTGTTGATCTCGGCGATGCGCTCGGCCGTCACCTTCTCGTTGGCGACGATCAACTCGTTGGTCTTCGTTATCTCGGCCTGCTTCTTTTCCGAAGAGGCCTGAATGTCCGCGATCTGCTTATTGAGCTGCTCGCGATTCTCGACGGTGATTTGAGAGGCCAAGCGCGCAGCCAGAGCCTTCTCTTCCTCAATGGCCGCCTGCAGGATTGCCTTCCGCTCTTTCAGGTCTTCGGCCGTGCGCCTGAGCGATTCCTGGGCCTGCGCGACTTCGAGCACGCGTGTGCGCTCGATGGCCTGGCTGCGATAGAAGGAATTATCTTCGAGGGCGCGTGTCTGCAGAGCATAGACTTCCTGGTTGATGTCTATGATCTGCGCGCCGATGGCACGAAGGCCCTGCGCGTAGCGCTGCGCATTTTGCAGGTCGGCGAGGCGAGCCTCCGCGAGATTCCGGAAGTGCTCTTCCTGGCCATCCATCTGCGCATCGTTGATTGCCTTGATCTGGTCGTCGAGCTGTTTATAGCCCGCCGTCTCCGGCTTGAGCCGGTTGCGGGCCTCCGTCAGGGCTTCGGCCTGCGCTTTCTGGATTTCGAGCTGGCGATTGTATTTCGCCGTTTCGGCCTCGACGAAAGTAGTCAGACCCTGCTGTGCCGCGCGCTGCTCTAGCTGGTTCAGGGATTGATAGTGCTGCTCCTTGATACGGAGCAATGCGGCATTGTGCTGCTGCCTGTTCTCAAACTCTTTCCGGTCGGCATCCTTCTGGATTTGGCCGTCCGTCCCTGCCTGCCGCTCATAATTACTTCTGGCCGCCTCCTCTTTTTCCTTGAGCTGGCGCAGGCGCACATCCTTCTCGCCCTGCTCGAGACGGCTGGCGTTAATCAGCGCGCGCTCTTTATCGAAGACCGCCTTCTCTTCCTCGTAGAGCTTTTTGAGCGCGGCGATTCTGTGACTCGTGTAGTCCGAGAGCGTCTGCTGGCTCTCGCGGTAGAGCCGCTCTTCGTCTTCAAGCTTCTCGCGGTAGATGCGCTGCTGCTCCTGGAGGCCGACTTCCTCGATAGCGAGTGCGCGGCGTGCGGCGCGCTGCGCCTTCGATTCGCGGCTCTTGTCCTCTTCGTCGCCGATCACTCTCTTGCCAACATTGCCGGTCAGTTCGCCGCCGACATCAAATTTCCTGGGCTTGAGATTGTCACGAACCGCGTCAGTCGCTGCGTAAATAAGGGCCAGGTCCGGAGAGTAAGAGGCTTCCCTGAATGCTTGCGGAAGATTCTTTACAGTGTCGTAAAGAATCCCAACGGCAACCGTTGCCCCGTGTAATTCCATCACGGCCAGGTGCGCGAATTCGCTAACAGGGCCTTTGGCCCGCTTCATGGCATCGCCAACCAGCTCCATGTCACGCGTTAGTTCCGGCGTGAACTCACGGCCCACCTGAAAACCGAGCGCTTTGAACTCCAATCCTAAAATATGAAGGGTGTCATTGAACTTATCGGCCTCGATTGCCTGCTCCGGTGTGGTGACGAGGCCCAGCTCTTTTGCCGTCTTCTCATAATCGGCCAGGTTCCCATTCATCTCTCTGATAATGCCGTTTAAGTCCTGCCCGTTACGCACGCCGACCTTCTGGAGCGCGTTGAGGCGGTCCTCTTCTGAAGAGAGAGACCCGATGCGCTGGACCAGAATGCGAATGGCATCGTCCGAACTCTTATAGGCATCCTTCATGTCCTGCGCTGTGAAGCCCGCCTGCTTGAATTTCTTTTCAAGCTCGGTGTTGCCATGATTCACATCGGAGACGCCTTTAAGATAGCGGCCTAACGCAGAATTCGCGCCGTCAATGCTGGAGCCGGAGTTTTCCGCCGCCAGTTTGAGCACGCTCAACATTTCGACGCTGATGCCTGTTTTCTGCGCGAGGTCCTGAAGATTTCCGGCATACTCATTGGTGCTCTTGACCAGCGAGTAAGTGCCTTTGGCGAGCGTGCCGCCGACGGCAATGAGCGCAGCATCCAGAGCCAGGGCGCCAGCGACGGCGATGCCCAGCGGGCCGGCCATCGCGCCAAACCCGGTCGAGGCGCTTGCTGCCGCCTTTTCGACCTCTGACAGCTCCTGAGTAACTTTGGAAGACTTGCCGGCGATGAGGTCGAGGGCCTTCCCGCCGTCCCTCTCCAGCTTTGTGAACTGGAAGGCCGCGCGCTCAACCTTGCTCATGTAATCAGAGCTGAAGCCCTTTGAGTGGAGCATCTCCACGCGGCTCGCGTAATCCTCCACCTGCCTGAATTGCTTGAGGAAATTAGTGTCAATCTGCCCGCCAAAGTTAATCTTCAGGGTCTGGTTGAAATCAGAAAAGCGGTTTTTAACTCTGAGGGCCTGGTCTTCGAGTCCGCGCAGTTGTTCGCGCAGCCGCTGCGCCTTCTGCACGGCCTTCTCGCCCGAATCGGCCATGTGCAGGAGGTCGCCGGCGAGAGCCTGGCTTGCACGGCCCGCGAGAGGAAAGCGGCCCGTGATGTCCTGAATGATGCTGCGAGAGCTATTCTGGAAGGATTTAAGATTGCGGTCGGAACGCGCCAGGCCTGCATCGAAGTCTGACGTATCGGCTTTGAAATATTGAATGAGCGTTCCGAGTTCCACTTTTCAAAGCCTCATTTAGAATTCAGGTAAGACGACCAGATGAATCGGGATGTCCAGCTCCCCTGCGATCTCCCTGCGCGCTTCAAACTCTGCGCGCAAAATGGTGTATGCCTCTTCCTGGTAGTGGTCCGGAACCGCTTTCAATGCCGGGACGGATACGCCCAGAGAGCGCGCTATCTTGTGCCTGCTCACATAAGCGGGCTTGCGCGTGTTAAAGAATTTCTCCCGCCCTAATCCCTGGTTGACGAGCCATCTTCTGTAGTCTCTTCGGTCGTCTTGCTGGGACTTGTCTTTCGGGTCGGAAGCTTTTTTACGGTGTCCGCCAGCCTCCTGCAGAAGAGCCACAGCGCACGCACGGCGGGCGTCGGCATTCCCATCAGGACCTCGCGCGAAGGCTTAATGGGCAGGCCATCGAGCTTCACGCCCCAGTCAACTAGAACGGGCGATTGGCCGGGGATGCCCGGCGTCAGCAGCAGGTCCACGTAAATGGTCCGCTCCTGGTCATCCTCAAGCGCCATCAGCTCGAAAGGACTGTGCAGCCCTTTGAATGCTTCGTCAGGCTCTGGCTTAGCAGGCGCGCCCCTTTTGCCCCTCCTGCTCTTCGCAGACTTCTGCCCGTCGGGTTTTACGCCCCCGAGATACCTGTCTCTAATCTGCGCCGAGATGCGACGCCAGAAGACGCTCGTAAAGGCGTCTATGTTGACCGTGATGTCCACGCTCTCGCCCGCAGCCTCAAACTTTTCAGTGACGAGGTTGTCCAGGAATTCGGGAGCGTGAGCCAGCGTTGATAGTTCCATTAGAGACTCGCTATGTCGTTAACGAAGTAGGTGTCGAAGAACGACCCCATGTCGTCATCCTCGACGATCTGGAAAGTGAAGGTGTAAGAATCAACGCCGTCGGAATCGCCGTTCTCGGTCGCGCCCTGAAGCTTGAGGGGCACGTCGAAGACCCACTGGAAGGGGTCCGTGACTCCGCCGCCGATGACGATGCCCTCTGCGTCAATGCGCAGGTACTGCGTCGGCAGGTCGCCGGCCTTGGCCGCAGCGTAGAGCGCATCGCTGAAAGAATTGGCCTCCATCGTCAGCACGCAGGTCGGCTCCATCGGCTGCTCGACCGGCTCTTTGTAAGAGTCCAGGTCGCGATTCATGACGGACTTCGGCCGGTACTTGTCGGGCAGGTTGATCTGGCAGGAGAAGTTGTCCGTGAGCTGCGTCGTGCCGATGTCGCCGTATGCATCATCCAGGAAGAGGCTGACCTGTTTGCCTGCGATGGGCATCGGGGCAATCTCGGTCGCGCCCGCGTTGCCCTGCGTGGTCGTGGTGATGGCGAACGTGCCGCCGGTGACGCTGGTCGAATCAACCGTTATCGCGCCGACGTTCGTGTTGCCGAGGGCGCCCTTGAAGGTGATGACGACCGCCGTATTTGGCAGAGGACCGCCACTCACCGATACATCGCCGACGGCGATATTCGAGAGGGCTTCGAGCGCGGCCTTGATGGTCGCGGCCGAGGCGTTATAAGCAATGGCCGACGTGGTCTGCCCCGAGTAGGTCAGGGTGAAGGTGCCGGCGGTCGGCGTGCCCGTCTTGGCAAGACTCTGAACCTCATTGCGTTCAAGGTTCATCGTTACGCCGGGCGTCACACCCTTGCCGAGGATGTTGCCGGAGATGTTTACGCCCTTGCGCGAGAGAGCGATCTGGATAGAGTTGAAGAGGATGTCATTGACCTGGCGGCCGCGCTGCTTGGAGCCTTTCTGGATCGTGAAGAGCACGTAAGGGTCCACGTCGCCAAGAGAGGGCTTATACCGCCACTTCTTGCCGCCGCCGGCGAGCGTATCGGGTCCGCCGCCCGATCCGACATACGACTCGAATGGCCAGATGGCTTCCCTATAAGAGTGAACGCCGTTGAAGGTGCCCTTCGATGAGACATCATTGAGGACGCCCATCTTGTTGACCTTCGAACCGGCCGGCCGATAAAAGTTGGTCTCAAGCTGCTCGTCGAAATCCACGTTCAGCCCGGAGAACTGCATGTCAGGCGTGACCGGTGTGTCCGCCGCTGCCTGGTCGCCGATCAGGACGACCTGGTTAACTGTTGCGTTTGCGCTCATCTCTTCTCACTCCTCTTAATTTGTCGGAATTGCTTCGACGCGATAGAACCCGCCTCTGAATTTGAACTTGCCGATGGCCGTGTCTATGCTCGACCTCGAGCTGGCCTGCTCTCTCCACGAATGAAAGAAGAAGTTCGGAATATCCTCGTGCTCATAATTCGTGCATTGCTGCAGGAGATCGTCCATCTCCTTGAGAGCGGCTTTGAAGCCGGTCGTCAGCGGGCCTTTCGTCACCAGCTCGACCAGATAGAGCGGCTTCGCCATAACGCGCCTTGCGTTCGTCGTCTGCGTGTCGGCACCCCCCTGATAGGCGACGAGGCAGCACGGGTAGGGATCAAACGTCCTGGTGACATCCGGGATGTCGCCGTCATAAACGCGGTCGCCGATTAAGGCGACGACATTCGCGCCTTCAGCAAGCCGCTTTGCAAAGAACAGAGGAACCGCAATCAAATCAGAAACACTCATCAGTTCCTCATGGATTCAGCCGCCTCTGCGGCCCTCGCGGGCGCGCGCTCGACGGCGCTCGTAAAAAATGGGTCGGCCGCGACGAAGCTGCCGCTTCTGGTGTGATGGCCGAAGTTGACCGGCTCGGAATAGGGCGCGCCCGATTCGAGCTTTGCCTGGGGTTTCTCCGGCGTCGCCTCCTCGGTCACTTCGATCTTGCTTTTCAAAAAGCCCGTGTCTTCCGGCGCTCCCTCGATCGCGTCTTCTTTCGTACCGTGAGCCACCTGGTTAATGAGCCTGGCAGCCATCTCGTGCACGGCCTCCTTCACGTTGCCGACATTGCTTCTGAGCTGTACCGTTTCGTTAGCCATATCGTTTACTGCAGAGTGCCCAGCACGAATCGCCAGAGGTCTTGAGGCTTGGTGATGTCGCCGAAGACCTGAAAGGTCTGCTCCGGAGTCGCTCCCCGCTCGGCGACTATGAGCAGGTCCATCGGCTGAAGCTGCTTTGTGGCCGGGAGCTTGATCTTATGCGTGGCCGAAGCGTTGATGCTCTGCGCGACGACCCTCTGAAACACGCTCAAAGGCTCGGCTTCGCAGGGCACGTCCTCTTCTATCGTCTCCGGCTCATCCTCTTCGCCTCCGCCTACGGGCTGCGGGACAGGAGGCCGCTTGTGCGTGCAGGTGTCGAGCAGGACATCAGCCGCGACCTCTGCCAGTTCGGCGCGCGCTTCCTCGATTGCGTCGCTGTATTCGCTCATCCCCTCACCATCCGGATGCTCACGCTGCTCGAATCGTCGAACCAGAGCATTCGCCGCACGCGCTCTCTGATGGCCGCGCGCTTGGCCTTTGTGCCGAGGTCAACGTCCTTGAGATTGAGGTGCTTGTCGCGAATCGAGTTCCAGGTCGTGATGTCCACGCGAAGAGAGGCCAACTGGCCGGCGGTCAGAGAGCCTGCGTTGAACTGCACGGCCTCGTACAATTCGCCGCAGATTTCTGCCGCTGTAACTATCTCTGCGTCTTCAAGCCCCATTTACTTGCTGTCTGCTCTCTGCCTGCGCGTCCTGGCTGTACCTACCGGAGCGACACTCGGCTGCGTGGCGACATCTTTCTCCTCGCTGAAGAGCGTATGCCGCGATGGATCGAAATCAGACTTATTGATGATCGTGTAGTCGCCGTCGGGCAGCTCGACCTTGACGGTCTCTATCTGACTCATTACTTGCCTTTCGCGAAGTTGAAGAGCGGGATGAGGAGGAGCACTCCAATGCCTTTCCTCATCCCGCCTCTTCTGTCTATCTGGCAACGGCTGCCAGATGGCCCTGATTAGCCGAGCAGGATGGCCGTGTGCTCCGGCTTGATGTTCGCGGCGCCCCAGGCGAGCGAGACCTCATAGCGGATGCGGCGATACTGCTTGTACATCGCGACCTCAAAGGAGAGGCCCGAGCGCGGGTCGGTGACGATCATGCGGTCATCGGCCATGTCGCCCTCTTCCGGCAGTGCGGGCGGACGCGCGACCAGGATCATGGCGCTTCTGTGGAAGGCCATGTTCGCGGCGTAGCTGCTGCCGACCGTGATCGCCGCGTTATCGGCGAGCGCCTGGCGAAGGCCCGGCTTATTGAGCGAGAACACGTTGGCTGCCAGCGCCGAGCCGACAACATACTTGTTCGAGTCGCCTGCGCCGGTGACGATGTCGCCGGCGACGATGGTGCCCGTGCCCGTATCGACCGTGATGTCGGTGTCACCGGCGGCGTAGGCCGCGTGATTCACCTGGTAGTTGGCACCCGTGCCCTGGGTGTGCGCCTTCACCTGCGCCGATTCGCGGATCATCATGCCGAAGAGGTTCAGCAGGACGCCCTGACGAAGCAGGTCATCGCCGCCGGCCTCATTGGCCTTATTGAGCTGCGCGAGGCTGCGCATGTTCGCGCCGGCCGTCGTGCCGATAACGAGGTGCAGGTCGCCTTCGGGCGCGCCGTTGTCCTTCAGGACCTTCAGGACCTGCGCGGCTTCGGAGAGGTTCGACGCGAAAGGCGTCGTGCCGGCCGTGCCGTAGGCGCGCGAGGCGCGCTTGTAAAGCAGGGCAACGTCCGATTCGACCTCGTTGACGAGCGTGCGCAGCGCCTGCGCGATCTGCTGCACGCGGATGTTCTTGTAGCCCGGGCCGCTGTTGATGCCCTTCTGCTCTTCGCCAGTCCAGCGGAAAGGAACCACCCTCGACTTGGTGATCGAGAGGCTGGTATTGCCGATGGTCTGGTCGCCATCGTCGGGCGGGGTCGTGCCGGGCGTGACATCGCTCGCCGAAGCGGCGGGCGTGATGGGGATACGGATCGTCTGACCGAGGGCCGCGCGCTCGGCATTCGCGTCGAGCGTGACGGCGGGAATAAATCCGACCAGCTCGCGCGAGACCACGTCGAGGGCCTCAAAAAGATCGGGAATCAAATTTGTCAGTGTGTTCGACATGACTCTTTACTCTTTCCTTCTTTGGTTACAATCCCTGCGCGCGCACTTTGGGCGCTCAAGGGATTAATCGGTGATGACGCCCTTCTCCTTGACGAACTGGGCCTGCTGGGCCGGGTCCATCTTGTCGAAGTCGCCGCGCTTGACGGTCTTGGCTCCGCCTGAACCGCCGCCAGTGCCACCCGCCGGAGCACCGCTCCCGCCAGCGCCCGAAGCTCCGTAGAACTTCGGCTTTTGCGATTTGAATTCTTCGCCCCAGAATTTCTCCAGGGTCAGACTGCTCGGGTCGCCGTCCTTGTCGAGCACGACGGGCTTGCCTTCGACGAGCTTGAACCTGTGCCCTGTAATCTTGAGGACATCCTCGATGTCATCAGCCAGGACGCCGGCTTTGAGAGCCGCCTCACGCACGGGATTGATCAGCTCGTACTGATTGAGCTTGCCGGTCAGGCTTTCGAGCTGCTGTTTCAGCTCGGTCTCTCGCACATCGAATTCGTCCGAGCGCTTCTTCAGCAGCCGGTCGAACTCGCCTTTGTCCGTGAGGTTTTTTTCATCAAGCTCATTAAGCTTCTGGAGAGCCGCGCGCGCCTTTTCCGGGTCAAGGTCTTTGTATTTCTTGGCCTCTTCCGCCAACCGCTTGCGCTCTTTGCGCTCGTTCTCAAGCGCGCCGGCCAGTTCCGCCTTGTCATCGAACTCAATCTCTTCCAGCTTGGCTGGATCGAGATGAAATGCCCCGTCCTTTTCGACATAAGCTCCGCGATATGCCTCCTGCACCTCGTCGAGCTTTGCGACCTGTTTCTTCAATCGAAATGTTGCCATTCGAGCACCGCTCCAAATGTTTTTTGCTCCGGGCACCGCCCGGGCAGAATGTGCCGCATGCATTCGCGGCTATGCAGGATGGAGATTAAAGGAAAGGCGGGATTTAATTTTCGGAGGGGTGGCTCCGCTTTGGGATAAGTAAGATATTCTTTTCACGGGTGAAGAGAAGATTGCAGGGGTGTGTAACTGTAGTTATATGCTATAGGAATACATGCAGGATTAAAGAACCTTGCTCGTTTTTTCTCCTCAAATGAGGTGAAGAATCAGGCAATGCGGAGAGTAGTTACTATTAGTAATATACTTATTACCACCAATAAGTATCCGGCTTTGGGTGCGTCAGGTATATAACCTCGAAAAGCATTGTTTCAAACAACTGGTTTCAAACCAGCTATTGAGAGCCTAGAACCTCTATCAGGCTCTTCGTATAACGAGACTTGCCCCAGCGCCTCGACCGCTGCTCTCCAACAAAGTCTGCAAGCTTCACCTTGCCAGCCTTGAATGCCTTGAACGCGGACTGGCCTAAGATTTCCCGCTGTTCTTTGTCAGTCAGCTCGTCGAAGAGATTTACACCCGTGTCGAATGCGGCCTCTGCGCCGCGCATAATCGGCACGGCAATGCACCTGCAATTCGGATGACTGTCCAGCGTCTCAGTCACCTTGTGAACCGTCCCGTGCATGGCCCAGCAGAGCGCACACGTTCGCTCAGTGAGCGCCGACATCCAGACCCAGCCGGTTATCCCTTCCCTGTTCGCCTCGAAGAGCCTGCGCGCGCTCTCGCGGTAAGCATTGACCTGCTCCGTGCGCGCGATGGTCAGCGCGTGAGTCAACTCCTGCCCTAAAGCCTCTCTCACGCGCACCGAGAGCTGCTGCGGCGTCTGCTCAAGAGAGATGCTGCTGATGACGACCCTGCGCACGCGCACCTGCGCTAACTGGCTGAGGGAATCGAGGAGGCGCTTGAGCGGCGCGCCGTCGGCGGCACGTCCGGCCAGGTCCTGCACGGCAAATTGCGGCAGCCGCGCGAGGGCCTGAGCCGGACGCGGGAAGCGCATCAGGCCAGCGGCAATGACGAGGCCGATACCGGCCAGCTTGAGCACATGGTCCTGCGCCATCTCGACCGCGTCTGACTGCGTCCTTGTGATGACATCTTCAGCATAGGTCGAGAAAGAATTGATGTGATATTCGACGAGGCGCAGCAGCGTGGCAAGGCGGTCCCTGCGCATGAGCCAGGCGACGGTGATAGCGTCTCCGCGCAGGCGCGCGTCGGCCATCTCTTTCTTCAGTTCATCGAGCTGCACCTGAATTCGGCGATAGGCTTCACCATAGGCCTGGACCAGGTCTTCAGCCGCAGCGGCATCAAGCCTGATGAGTTCCTTCTGAAGCGCCTTGGCTTGTTTGAAGAGAGAAAGCATTAAAGGATTTGCTGGGCTATCTCATCAGGCGTCATCAGTGGAACGCCCTTGAGTTCTATGGTGACGAGCGGAACTCCATCCGACAGCCTCTTTTCCCACTGCCATCGAAGGCTGGTTACACCCTCGATTTCATTGCCAGATTCATCAACCAGCTTCGTTCCGGCGCTCGTACCGTCGGATATTATCTTGAGCTTCATTGGTCTGCTCCCGCTCCACTTTCAGCACCCGCGCCCTTGTCGAATTGCTTCAGTAATCCTGCGCCCAGATTCTTCGCCTGGTCTTTCAGCCTCTGCTCCTCTATCTTTGCGTCAAACGTATCGGGGAGAGCGTCCGAGTTTTGCATGATCTCCCAGAGCGTCAGGTGTGAGAGCTGATCCTGCGCGGCCATGCTGCTGTAAGTCGCGATCTGCGCCTGCGTAAGACGCATGCTCTTCAGGTGTGTTCCCATGCTGACCGAGCCGCCCTTATCTTCTCCGAGGCCCAGATATTGCGCATGAAAGCTCATGCATTGCTCAAGCATGTCGCTGAAGGAGCGGGCCATCGTCTCAAGCTCGGATGACTCCTGCGTGAAATCTATAATCGTTTCTGCGGCTGTGGCTTCAACCTGGGGCTGCCCGGCGATGATGGAGAGGCCGAGCGCAGCCATCTCGCCGCGCAGGTCCTGAAGGTCGAGACGCGCGGCTTCCAGTGAATTACCGGCAGGCTCCATGTAGAAAGCATCGCCATCCGCCGGCACCCTGATGCCGAGTCCGGAGCCGACCTCAACCTTTTTAATGTGCTCTTCGAGTCCCTTGAATATGGGGATCGGAAAATTGCACTTGTGCAGATTCTGATCGCGGTCCGACTTTTTCTGGTAGTAGCTGATATTGAGGAGCGCAAGGTCAAGAAGCGGCGGCTGGCTTTGAAGAAAGCCCGTCCTCTTGCCATAGGCGACGGCGACCGGAATGCGAGAGAAGCCCGCGACCGTTCCCTCGTCTATGATTGGGAAAACGTCCTCTCCGTTTAACCCCTTTTGCTTCTCTTTGAGTTCCCAGACGACCATGTGTTTCAGCTCACGGCTTACAGCATCCATGTAAGGGATGAGCCTGAAGGTGCGATAGCGCATGACTGTCGTTTCGCCGTATTCGCCCGTCTCGACGTTCGTCTCTTCCTCGAAAGTAATCTGGCCGATGACCTTTTCCCCGTCGATGGTCAGGCTCCGAAAGTTGACGGCCTGGTCTGCGGTGTACTTAACCCAGTAGGGACGGCGGCCAGCCTTTATCTCATCTTCGAGCGTCGCGCCTGCCTCAAGAGCCTTCTGCATATCAACGAGCACAAGGACATGACCATCGAAGAGATCATTAAAAGCTTCCTTCGAGAACACGTCCAGATGAGAGCCTGCCAGATCGATGTTCTCGGCGTGACGTTTGATCGCGGCGGGCACGTCATCATTCAGGACTGGATTCTTTTTGAAGACCATGCCGACGAGGCCCTGCACAGTGCGCGCGTAGGCGTTGAAAAGCGTAGCCGCCTCACGCCTGCTCTTATAATCATCATTGTGTTCAGCGGGAAACTGCGGCAGATAGGCATTGCCCAGATCGCGCAGGTGGAGCGCCGTCTTCGACACGTCCCTGACAATCCTCCACGCGCGCGACATCGCGACATATGCCTTGCATCTATAATTCGGTTTGTTACTCTCGTTATTAGCCATGGTCAAATCCTGAATTCAACGGTTCCCACTTCCCTCGTTTTGAATAGAAAATCGGGAGCGACACAAAGCACAAAGCCGTCGCCATCGTCGGGGGAGCGCTGTTTGCGCTTACGAAATTTCTCTTTCTCTTCTAAGATTTTGCAGTCTTTGCCCTGCTTGTTGCGCCACTCGTACATACGCTCACAAAGGTCTTCTTCAAGCGCTGGCGGCGGAGAGACGACCTTGAGCGTCTTCAGGGACTCAGCCGCCTCGCCGTACATCTCCGTCACGATGTTGTAGTAGTCGTTGTCATAGGAGCCACCGCCGAAGTGAACCTCATACACTTTGTAATCAGGGAAGGACCTGATGAGCACATCGTCGCGCTTGAGACCGCCGATAACTTCGCTGCCATAGCCTGCATCAACGCGAATATGCAGACTCGTCACGCCCTTTGCTTTAAGCTTCAGGGCTGCGCCACGAATGGCTGCCACATAATCCGGGCCTTCCATTTGCAATAACTCGCGTTCACGCCAGACCTGCCCATCCCATCTGAAATAGATTGTCCCTGCGTCGGAGCCGAACCGCGCCGCATCAACACCAACACGCGCTTTTGTCTCGTCACCAGGAGCAGCCTCACGCTTAATGGCCGCTTCATAGCGCCCGACGGGAATCAAGGTTCTATCTGACGAATTCGGCGGCGTGATGCCGAGCACGTCCGTCATGAAGCGTGAGTTGGGCTTGAAGACAGTTCCAGGCGGGCAGGCCTGGCCGGCGACATTGACATCGTAAGGAAGCTCGAAGGTGAAATCGTCTTCGGAATGCTCTTCGACAATCGTGCAATCGGTCTCAAGCTTCTTCTCGACGAAATCACGCTTGACCGCGCCTGGAATGACCTCTTTTCCGGCCACCACGTTCGGATGAAAGAGCGTCGAGACGCGGAAGGATTGAACGTAGGAGCGCGCCTTACAGCGGTGGAACATTGAAGCGCGGGATTTGGGGTTGGCGAACATGACGACGAGTGAGTTGCCGCCCGAAGTCATCGAGACAATGGAATCGAAAACGGTGTCGGAGATGCCGTCTGCCTCATCGAGAATAAAGAGCTGGAAGGCTTCATGCTTGCCTTTGAGTCGCTCTTCGCCTTTGCCAAGTCCCTCGCTGACCGTGCGGTGTGCAGCGAAATGCTTGGCCGAGACCTTGATCTCTTTTTCGAGGATGCGTCCAGGCAGACCCTTGTTCTCGCGGTCGCCGCGTATCTCTGACCAGATAGCGAACCGCGCCTGGTCGCCGCCGGGCGCGAAGGTGAAGATGGCCGAAGGTGTGAAGCAGTCAAGGAACCAATTGAGAATGCCGGAGGCGCTCTTGGTCTTGCCGATGCCGTTGCCGGATTCGACCCTGATCCAGTTCTGAATGACCTGGCCGGGCTGCCAGCAGGTCAATTCTTCTTCTGATAGCTCGCCCTTATCGAACTTGTCCTTCTCTTCCTGCTGGAGCATGACACGCGCGCAGGCTTCGAGGATTTGGACCTGTCCGGGATGCTCGGCGTCCATGCCGGACCAGGGCTTCCAGCGCAAAAACTTTTCGATATATTCGCCGGGTTTGAACCTGTAGGGGAGAAATCGGTCTGACTGCGGGGCTGGTCCATAGACCTTGAGGGCAAGCTGCGCGGCCTCCGCCTGCTGCTCAGGCGGTAACTGCTTTATGCGTGCATAGACTTCCTCACGAGTGAGCATTATCAGGAACAGGCAACTCGTCAGGAGACACACCCAGAAGCGCGGCCAGGGCCTCATTTGCATCAACCTTCACATCAACTTTCTGGCGACGGTCGCCCATCTCTTTCGCGATGTCGTCGAGGACGCCCCGAAACTGCTGCAATTCGCCCCCGTTGAAAGACTGGAAATCAACGATCTGCTGGAAATCGCCCGAGCCGACGGCTTTTACATCGTCGAGCCACAATCGGCCATCTTCAAGTAGGTCCTTTTCCAAAGCCTCTGCGAGCTTGTTCAGCGACTCGACGCGCTTTTCCTTACGCGCAAAGCCTACTTTGAGCGCGCTCTGCTCGGACTCCTTCTTGATCTCCTCGACATCTACGCCCCGCGTCTTGCGATAGTGGCCCACCTGCTGACGCGAAACGCTGTAAGGAGGCTTGAACTTACTTGCGCGCTGGTTGATCTCGTCGCTTTCGAGGCCCTCTGAGATCAATGCGAGCAGGTGCTCTTTTTGGCGTTTGTTCAGTTTCATCGCTTTGTTGTTCAGGTTGCGCGTCAACGAACCTGATGGTTACTTCAAGGAGACGGGCGCGCCCGTGATGGGCAATCAGAAGGGCCGCGTCGGCTTCGCTGGCCGGGAGGTCAAGCTTGATGCGCGCGCCGTCGCCTCTACCGCCTGAGAAAGTGACGGCGCTCTGAATCGGCGGCAGAGAGGCTAAGAACTTGATCTCGTCAGCCATGAGTCTCTGCGGCCTGCTTGCGGGCCTGCTGGCGGAGTCTCTTTGCCACACGCCCGTTCACTTTCGGCTCTCTGCGCACTGCCGTAACGCCATACTTAACTGCTCCGCCGGGCTGTTCCTGATCGCAGCGGTGTGCATAAACGCCATAGCGGCCACAGACCGCCGACGGACGATTCGCCTGCTCCTGCTGCTTCCTGAATTCCTCGTGGCGCAAGTTGCACTCGGCCTGCGCGCGCACAGTACCGGGATGCTCACAGGCTTTGTGATAGCCCGCCTCGACCGTTCCGCTCGCTATCAGGTCGGTCAGCAGCTCCAGCGTCTTCTCGCGTACCGCTTGCTCTGTGGTCAATCCAACTGTTTTCGCTTCACTCATCCTTCAGCCTTTCATTTGTTACTCGCGTCCACCTGCTTCTCACGCCGCCCGGATTCCTGTTGAACGCAAAGTCGTAATGCGCGAGCCGCATGAACACGCGCATGGCGACTGCTTCTGAAATTCTTGCCAAAAGTCCCATCATGCATAACCTCATCTGGCAACGGCTGCCAGATAGCCCATAGCGTCAAAGAGCGTCCAAATCAGCTCAGCAAGTAAAAGAGGCCAGCAACCAGTGCGCAGCCGAACATGAAGCCCACAATGACCAGCGTCACCATGCAGCCGAGAATGCAGCCGCTGCTGGGACCCATCTGTCCGACCATTAAAACCCTCTCGCTATCTGCGTTAGTTGTTCCTGGCTGATTAACAGGAACACCCTGACCACATCAGAATCGAATTGGCTCCCGCTCCCGCGCTGAATCTCTGCGACCGCCGCTTCATGGCTCCTGCCCGCGCGATAGCAGCGGTTATTTGTCATGGCATCGTAGGCATCGGCCACGGCTACAATGCGCGCCAGCAAACCGATCTCCGTGCCCTTGAGGCCTCTCGGATAACCCAGGCCATCCCAGCGCTCGTGATGCTGGCGAACGCAAGCCGTCACGAGTTCGGGCATCTTCAGCTCTTCGAGCATCTCTGCGCCGCAACAGGCATGCTCTTTCATGTGCATGCGCTCAATTGGCGTGTGCGAGCCTTCCTTTTTGAGCACGGCCTCTTTCGTCGAAATCTTGCCGATGTCATGCAGGAGGGCGCCGAAGCTGAGGGCAGTCATGAGATAAGGCTCAAGGCGCAGCCTCTGCCCCAAAATGACCGAAACACGCGCGACCCTTTTTGAGTGATCGCGCGTGCCTTTATCCCTTAGCCCCAGGGCGGCAAGCAGGCCTGCCGTTGCAGATTTAAGTTCAGTTGCCGTCATCGGCGACGCTGCTCCTGCATCTGGGCATTTCTGATTTCACGGATGTCAGCTCGCACGTCCTGCATCGCTTCCTTGAAACTCTGGAATTCCGCGCGCGTGATGGTGTGGTCGCGCAGTTCCTTGAATTGCGCGTCCGTCTCTGTCTTGTTCGTGTCTATCTTCTGCTCGACGGTGACAAGGCGGTCGCTCGTGCGTGTGGCCGTAACATATACAGAGAGAGCGCCGACCAGGGCAGACACCAGCAGGGCCGTTAAGGCTCCCGTGATAATCTGCGAGAGAGAGATAGGAAAGGGGGATTGCTTTGGCGCCGACATTGCCGTGTCCATGACTGTCCCTTTATTGCTTGCCAGTTAACAGTAGTCAGTTATTGACTTGCTGGGAGTCCTGCGGCAGCGCAGCCAGAGCGATGCGTAGCGCGCTCGTGCCAATCTTGATACGCGAAAGCCACTTGTCGAACTTCTGTCTGCCTCGCTCAGTCTTGAACCTGATTACATTTTGGTCCTCAAGGCGCGAGATGATCCGCACGCTCTCGTCAATCGTGGTCTGCAATAGTTCGCGTTTTGCCTGTGGCGAGAGGGATTCGTAGTTGACAAGGGCAAGATTGAAGACGTGAGCCGAAGACTCGAATTCGTACAAGACCGCATTGGCTGCCCTGGCGTCTTCGCTCGACATGTCCCCACTTTTGACCAGCTCGCCGGTCGAGCGCTGCGCTTCCTGTGCAACGGCCTCGAAGGTACGGCCCGATGTTTGGAGCTGCGAACGACTGCACGTAGCGTTGAATGTGGTCAGGAATACCACGATGAGCGCGAGCGCGCTGAGTAACATTCTTCTCATCTGAAAATCCTCCAGAGGGGTCAATTCCGAATTGGTGTAGAAAGAAGAGCGCGCCCGAAGGCATACAGGGCGAAATCGGCATCTGCATTCAAGTTTCGTCACGCTTTGCGGATGCCTCACGCGCGCCCATTCACAGCCTGAAGACTAGAGGAAAGGAGGGATTTAATTTTTGGAGGGGTGGCTCCGCTTTGGGAATCAGGCGACGAAGCCTTGGAAGGGTTTTCCGGTAAGATAGACGTCCATGCGCTTTGGCCCTTTGCCCTCGCGCGGTCGGAGCACGGCAGCACTTTCTGCAACCATGTCGCTTACAATCTCCTGCACGACTGCTTCGGGGATTTTCGTCTGTTCGCAGATGTCGTAAGTTGAGTTGCAGCCGTTGTATTTGATGGCCTTCATAATGGCAACCACGTCGCGGTCATGCGAGCGAGCGCCGAAGGTCCTGATTTTATTGACCAGCTTGTTGAGGTCAGAGCGGAAAAGATAGTTCTCGTCCATATCGGCGAGCATCTGGAGCGTCTGGGCAAGATTGAGCGCCTCGTTCCTCTCCTTGCTGCGCTCGGACAATCGGCGCAGTAGTCTGCGAGCGCGTCGAGATTCGGCCTTTTGCTCAGTCCATCCTGACGACCTGCGCCCTGTTTTGGCTGGCGATTGCGCTGTGAGAGGTTCGGGTAGTGACATAAAACTTAAACCTTCTGTTGTCTCCTCTTCGCCTGGCTCTTTTGTAGCTCGCGCTGGGCCGCTCGCTCGGCTGTCTCCTGCCAGATTTGGCGCATCCTCTGGATATATTCGATGTATGCGCCCTTCGGGAGCATTTCCAGTTGGCGCTTTAATTCCGACGAGACGTCAGTCAAATCGCGCGCGATGGTCACGAGCGCGCCGCTCGCTTCCAGTTCCGGCAGCCGGTCTTCCTGCTCCGGTCTGAGCTTGCCATCTTCGGTCTTACACTCGATGGCCCAGAGTCTGCCAATAACGGGCAGGACTGCCGTGATGTCAGGCCAACCCGCCGGATAGCAGAGCTGGCGCGGCCCTTTGACCGTCTGGACTGTTTTTGAATCAGTGACTTCTGCGACCACATAGGAGCGATGGAGGTAGCTCAGAATGACGGAGCGGATTTTGGACTCGGGAACAACTGGAGTGAGGGTTGCAGACGGTACGGGATGAGTCCGCCGCCTGTCTTCCGGGAAAAGTCCACCTGTACGTTCACGCCGTCGCCTCATCAAGAGGGTTTATACAGAGTATTCGATTCTTAATTTTTGGAGGGGTGGCTCCGCAAATAAGCGGCGGCGGACGCGTGATGAATCCGCCGCCAATGCGCACGCTTCCGTACAGAAGCCATTCTTGATGAGTTGCGGTCGTCAGATTGGCCCGGCTACTTTTCCGCAGCGGACCAGTTCAAGAGCACGCCGGTCTCGTTAAAGTTGAGGGTAAGAGGCTCGCCTTCCCTGTAGCCCGGACAATTTTCCTCGACGAACTGCCGGACAGTCTTGCCAGTGCCGATCTGGTCATAGTGCATCTGGCCCGCCTCCTGTGGCGCGATGGTCAGGGGCGTGACGCCGAGCAGCTTATCGGTGTCGTTATCAAAACGACCATAGAGGAAAAGCTCGTCCGTGATCTGGTCCGGCTTGAGCCTGACTTCGATCTCGGCTTTCTTCATGGCCGTCGCAGCACCCGCGCCAGCGCCTGTCTCCGAAGTTGTGTGCTCGTTTCGTTCGTCGCTCATGTCTGTTTGCTCCTTCGATTGAAGAGAATTGATTGACAAAGCTTAATCATCAGACTAAGCTGGCTGCACACAGACCGAAATAAGGTCGAAACCGGTTTCGTAGGGCCTTGGATGCCGCGAGGAGAGCGCTATGCACCTTGCGGCATTCGCGTCTTTCAGGCAGCCTTCTCGGCATCTTCATCCTGCCAATCGAGGCAGAGCAGCTCCCGTTTGTTGATGATCCGCTGCGCGATATTATCGGCGCGGCGCGCCCGCTCCGAATAGCCGCCCTGTCGCAGCAATTCGCCGACGCGCTCCATCGAGGCCTGCGCCTTCTGCAACTCCGCGACGATCTCCTCTCGCTCCGGCGTCTGCTCGAAAGTGGCGTTCAACTCGCTCATGCCAAACCTCCCACATCTGGTCGAGATCACACGCAGAGAATTATAGGCGATTATTGCGTTGCAATTGTCACAGCGGGCAAAGCCGAGTTTGGACCAGTCCTGTTTGGAGAAGAAGTTGCGATAGCCGCATGGGCAGCGGACGAGGGCGGTGAGGGGATTTGAGCCGAGAAGGCGTGCTTTCATATCAAGACGAATGCTCCAGCTTGAATGTGATAAAGCACTTCTCAAGTAGAATATGCTCCGCATGCTCGGCAAGCCATTTCTTTGCCGCTTCCTCGCTCTCTGCGAGTCTTTCTGCATATATTCGAGCGTAATCAGCGTCGAACTCAAGAACAGCCGTTACAAGCGGGGCGCGGCTCCGGCTGCCATCTTTAGAATTTAACTGTGCTATGAGTTTCAATGCTTCTCCTCCAAAGGATTTGGCCTGAGACCGACGGCAATCTCCACGACCTGCACGTAGTAATCATCCCAGTTCAAATTCAGCAGCAGGTCATCGCTGAGACCGTGATTACGCAGAGCGTTGCGCACGCGCATGCCCCACTCGAAATGGCCGCGCGGGATGCGACCTTTGCCACCCGGCAGTTCCAAGACAGACATCTCTCCAATCCAGTCCTCGCCATACTCCGCATGTAACCGACGGATGTCTTCTTTGACCTCTTCGGGAAGCTCGCTCCTGATGAACGCGATAGCCCGCTTGAGCACGTCAGGAGGCATCTCTGCCAGCCTGCGTGCGCGACATTCCTCTCTCTTCTGCGCTTCCTGCTTCCTGATGTCCAACCGGTCCAGCGCGTCGTTGTAGGCTTCCCAGGTTGTTTCCGACCATGAAAGACGGTCTTTTAGGCTAAGCACACAATTAAGGTGATGGGCGGCCATGAACGCGCGCAGGCCGTGCTTGCCGTAGTGCTCGCGGCTGTTGCGCGCGGCGGCAAGAAATCCATTCAAATCGCCCATCATAAGCACAGAACCGCGCGGGTCGCATGGCAACCGATGTTCATGAGCACGTCGCGCACGTTCTAGGAACTCATCAAGCGGCGCGTCCGGCCTCTGCGCATTCAGGCGAAAATTCTCTGCCGTGCGCAGGATTTCAGCTTCAGTTGCCGGCGGCGTCCGCGATAGATGGGCCGGGTCGTGTGTCCACCAGCAAGTATTGACGGCGTAGTAGATGGTCGGCTGTCCGCTCTCCTCGACCTCACGCAAAGAGATTCGTTCAATGACTTCCATAGTTATCGTCGAAACGCCTCCAATAGCTTCTGCTCAAGCTCAGTCAAATCCCACTGCGCGACGACCACATAGATAGGATGCGCAATGCGCTCTAAGAGCAGCGGGTCGGCGGGTGCACGCGGCGAAAGATATAGGCCGCGCCACTCTGCGACCTCCCACAGAATGAAATAATTTGAAATGTCGCCGTTCGGCCTGAGGTGGAAAGGCACTTCGGGAACTGTCGAGGCGTAGGTGGCTTTGAACCAGCGCTTACCTCCGATAGCTTTTTCATCCGGCTTCTCTAATGTGCCAGCAGGAAGCTCAATCTGAAGTCCCCGGTTTCTCGAAGCCTCATGCATGCCGATTGTGCGGGCCTCTTCGGTCTCTCGCAGTGCTTTAGCTATCGGGTCGCGTTCCCAATCGGACCTTATCCAGGCAGTGAAAAGTCCGCCAAGTTGACCTTGTGGGCTTTCCTCGTAAGTCAGTCTGTGGTCGAAATAGATAGTCTTCAGGTCTGCGCGTGCAATGGCAATCTTCGGGCAGTAATTATCATCGAACTGTCCGCCCATCTTGATCGCTTGGTTGACATCTATGAGAGAGAGACCTTCCGAGAGAGCCTTGTAACCCTTGAACAACGCACGGTCCAATTCTGTCAGATTTCTACGCCTGCGCGCCGTGAACTCTTCCACACGCTTGCGCGCCTCATTTCTATCAACTCCAATCGTAGGGACTTCCATCAGGTGCTCCTTTCGTGAATAACTCCTCATTTATCTGGCAACGGATGCCAGATAGCTTCAGCCAAACAACGAAGCCTGCTCTATCACTTCGCCGGTCCTGAAATTCGTGCGCTTCTCGCCTTGCACGATCCACACTGCCGAGAAGTGTTCGAGCGCTACCTGTGCGGCCTGCTCTGTGTAGGCCGGCAGGATAAACCACGTCTGCCGGTCCGGTTCGTAATGCCAGCAGTAATAGGGCAGGGCTTTCTTGAGAGCTTCATAAAACGGTTTGATGTAGGCGCTGAAAACCTCGACGGTGAGCTTCGGATGTTCAGCCGGGCCATAATCACCGATGATGAATTCGATTGCTCTATTACTCATGTTCTAATCAACCCACAAACAGGATGACAATAACTTATACAGGGCCGGTCATCTCTCATCACAACTCCGGCAAGCCAGCAGCAACCCAGGCGCGCTCCCAATTCGGCTCGCTGACTTGTCCAACCCTGACACTTGCGACCGCAGCCGAGACAGCGTAATAGAGTGCTGAGCGGTCCAGGTCAGGCGTGGAGCGTTTCGCCAGTTCCTTTCTAACGGGCGCGCGAAGCTCTCTCGGAACCTGTCGCCAGCAAGAAGCGCAGAAGGGATATTCGCGAGGGCATGCGTTCTCGCATTCCGGAACCTGACATTTATGCTCGCTGCGCTTCATCGCTTAATTTCCTTCTGCTCGCCCTGCTCTTTCCACGCCGCCACGAATAGAGACCATTTATGCTTACACTTTGGGTTGAGGCACATCGCGCGCGGATTCCTGCCATACGCCGCCCAGGTCTTGATCTCGGTCCCGCCACACTTCGGGCAGGAGTTGGCGCTTGTCTGACGTTCTGGTGCTGCCGTGCTCATTGCTACTCCCATAGAATTAGGCCCGAAGGCCCGCGTCGTCAGTCAACGACTTCGCGGGCCTCCTCGGCAAAGTGGTCGTACTCTTGCACGATAGAGCGGTCGAACACACCCGGGGGAATGAGAATGCTCTTGTGCTCCTGATGAGTGACTTCCGTCCCCGACGGAGCATCCAGAATCAACCCGCCGTCGTATTCCCAAACCTGTACGTCAGGCGCGACTGCGGCATGGTAATGGCCGGTCGCCTCACCCTCTGCCAAATGGTTGTTGTGAGGCTTTGCGCCTCTCGGAATTAGCTTCTTCTTCATCGCTATCCTTTCTATGTCAGCACTATCGGCTGAGATTTGAATTTAGTTGCCCCGCGAGGACGCAGAATGACATCACCCTGCTGAAACCATTCCTCGCCTTCTTTGTCGTCAATCATCTCCGGCGTCAAGCTGTTGCGAAAGTTGAGAGCCTCAGAGACCGTCTGGCAAGACGGCTCGACGCCTTCAATGTGGAAGACTCCGATGCTGGGATTCTTCATCTTGAGGAAAGGGCGTCTGCGCCCATCGCCCAGATTGAGCAGCAGCAGCTCATAATCGCCCTGCCGGTCAATACACTTTGCGCCGAGACTCTCGCAGACGCGCTCGATGCCTACCTTGCGCACGATCTCCCGCCTGATTTCAGCATTAGACTCTTTTAAGATCATTCGGGGATCGAGTTGTGCGGCGGGCGTCTCAACAATCACTTGTGGGACCTCGACGCCATTGAGAAAGAAATATTTCTCTGCGCTGTCAGGCCACCAGACCGCCGGGCCATCTTCGCAGTGAAGCTGTTCACCTTTGAGGCGCATGGCTGGACGCGGCACGACGATCACCTCTGACTCAAGAATCCAGTACATCCACAGTCCGGCCTCGTATGCGTCTGCGCATGGCAACCAGATTCCGATCAGTTTGTTTACTTCCGGGATGTCGCGCTTTGACGCTTCGGCTGCGGCCACCCAGTAAACCGCCTCGCGTGCTGAGTAGAAAGCCTGCCAGCGCCACCAATACCAGGCATCTATGGCATCTATGGCATCTATGGCAGCTCTGGCAGCTCTGGCAGCTCTGGCATCTATGGCAGCTCTGGCAGCTCTGGCAGCTCTGGCAGCTCTGGCAGCTCTGGCAGCTCTGGCATCTATGGCAGCTCTGGCAGCTCTGGCAGCTCTGGCAGCTCTGGCATTATCAGACCAACGCACAGGGCGAGCAGGCAGTCCAAGGGCCTGCAAATGTTCTTGGATCGCTCGCTCTACTTTGTTTCTGTCAACAACAGGCTGCTCAAAATCAACGGCGCAAAGCCGATCAATGAGTGCCTGCGCCTTCGCACCGATGATGTTGTCGTTTCCGTCCATAAGTCCTCCATCGTCAAACTCCGTCAAGGTTTCTGTTGTTACCCGCGCACGGACACCCGGCGCAATTCCCGATAGACCTTCATGCCGCTCAGTCTGACCCACTCGGCTTCAGCCGCTGTCTTGAATGAAAGTCTCCCAACCTCAAGCGGTGAGAGCGCGCATTCACCTTGAAGCGCGCCTTTAATCACTCCGCAGACTACTGCGCCGATTCGGTTGACCGCCTCCGGGTCAATCGTATTGACCTTCGAGCCTACTTTGCGCGCTGGTATCATTTCTTGTTCGACCGGCCTTTCTGAGTCTGCTCTTTCGCGCAAACTGAACGGGCTTCAAGCTCAAGCCTGTTGGCTAATTCACGCTTGGCGGCGGCACGCCCGTGCTGGCGCCCAAGCTCATCGCGCGATAATGAGAGGTGTTTGAGATGGCCGCCATAAGTGCCATCTGAGTCTTCCAGACTGGCGGCGTTCTCACGCAGCGCATCAACGGCATCAATGAGCGCTTCCAATTCCGGTGAAATCTCTTCCTGTTGCTCGACTATGCCCATCTAAGCTACCTCTCAAAACATCTCTATCCGCTTTGAATACTCCGCCAGCCGCCGCGCAATCGAATCGCCCTCGAACTCATTCACGCTCGACCAGCGCTGGTGCAACACCTCCGGTTTCACGTTGCACGTGTAGATCATCTGATGGCCGTATTCCGTCGCAGCCTTCAGGAGATAAAAGAATTCCCTCGTCGCGAACTCGCTCGGCGTGGCCGCGTGAATCTCATCCAGGAAGATGGTCCAGCGCGTGTCGTTCTGCTTGAGGTCTTCCGGCAGCACGCGCGGCCTCCAGTCGTTCTGCGCAGGCTGGCAGGTATAGCGCCTGTACTCCTTGAGCAGCTCGTAGAGCGTGCAGGCCGCCGCCCGTCTTCCCTGCTCGATGGCGTGCACATACAGCGCCCAGCCGAAGAAGCTCTTGCCGGTCCCGTTGCGACCGCAGATGAGATAGGAACGATCCGGGTCGCTGCGGAGCATCTCCAGCTTGGCGAACTGCTGCGCGTATCTCTTCGCGTCCGGCGCGATCAGGTGCAGGCGCGGGACGCCGAACTCTCGCGGGATGACGGCGAGCGCCTGGCGCCTGGCTTCGGCGCGGTCAGCCTCGACTCGGCATCTGCACCTGCGCGCGCCGCCGCGCTGCTCCTGCGTCGTAAGGTCGCTGTATCTCGGCATCATCTCCATCCCCGAGCCGAAGCAAAACTGGCAGAGTTCATCCGGTTTCCTGGCTGGACCAGGGATCGTACCTGTTTCCTGCGCTGTTTCCGGCTGCTGCTGCGCCGCGTTCACCAGTCTCACGCTTGCCTCCCCTCTCCTGCTTTTCGACCTCCCGCTGGAGCCATTTCACGAAGCGATAGCAGGTCTTCGGCTTTTTGGCCTTGGCGTCCATGTCGAGCCACACGGTGTCTACGCTCACGCCGGTGAATTCGGCGCGCCGCTTCATGCCCTCGATGAACGCTTTGTCGCATAGCTCATCCGGCTCCCTGCCGTACTCATCCCGAAAATTAGGTAGCCCGCCCGCACTGCCGGCGCGCTGGCCTGCCTGCAGGCTGTTAATCGCAGAAGAGTTTTTATCCTTATAGGGGGGTGTGGGGGGAAAATGGCTCTGAGAGCTATTTTGGCTGTGAGAGCCATTTTTGGAATTTGAAAAATAGCCGTCAGAGCTATTTTCTGCTTCGGCTGCGCCTTCTGAAATATCGCTCTGAGAGCTAGAATAGCCGTGAGGGCTATTTTTCGAGGGAGAATCCTTCGGCGCGCGCGTGCCTTCTTTCTCCCGAAAATGGCTCTCAGAGCTATTTTTGATTTCAAATCCGACAAGCGGTCTGACCCGCCTGCCCCCCTTCAGCTCAATCCAAAGCTTCTCAGCCAGGCTGTTCTTCACTTTGGATATATTGCTGTAACCGATCCCCCTGTCCCGGTGAATGTCCTTGTTTCTGGGTTTACTGATTCCCGTCCCTTCATCGCGGAACGCGCAGTAATAAAGATAGAGATCAAGCTCGACGTGGGTCAGCTTGTCTGCTGCCGAGCGCCGCACGATTTCGACGAGGTTCAGACCCATTCACCATCCTTGAAAAACTCGTTATGCGCTTGCCCGTTACCCTCAAAAGGGACATTCAAACTCGCAATACTCCGAGCCTGCCATTGAGCAATATCCGCTCGAATCCTGACCGCATTCGCCCATCAAATTTTCAAAGGCGTCCTCGTCCGTGACGTCCGGGTCGCCGTTGATTTCGAGATGTTCGCGGGTCTCTTTGATTGCCTCTTTGAGAGTTGCCATTGGTTTTCTATTGCCCCGTCATCTTCTAGCCGCAGCCTTAGACAAGGCTGAGCCAATTTGCTTGTTTGACAGACCAGACAGTTCGCCCATACGTCTGACATCCTCGATTACTCTCGCACTAAAATTTCCACGCGCGATATTGCTTAAAGCAGCCCGGAACATTTGTGACCAGTTCGTGCCATCTGCTCTGAACTCTGAAACTTCCTGTTGGGAATAAAAGCGTTTCGGAGTCGCCCTCGCCCGCGCTAATAGCCCTGCATCAAAACCGTTTCCGTGAACAACTAGCAGTTCCTGAATTAAGTCCTGACGCAGGCAGTCCAATCGCTTATGCCTCTGCGCTGCGAGTAAACACTTATCTACCCGCTCGGCTACTTCAGCTAGACTCGGCAGTCTGGACATATTCAAAAGAAGCCGCTCCTTTCAAGCGGCGCAGTCAAGCCGCCGTTGCTCCTTTGGTTGCTCGATAGTCCAAAAGGAAAATTTCGTGTGCTTTGTATATTTGCGGTGGAACCAAGCTTTCTGCCCTATAGACATGAACGTTACGTTGTTGTCGCCATGCCAACCGCACTCGTCACAGGTCACACAAATCGCTTCGGACTTTTTGCCCTTAATGAAAGTCACTGTAAGCTTTTCGCTCAATGTCAAATCCTTTCAAAAGAAGCCTTCACTAAATAAATCCTTGCCGTTTCAAAGCTTGAACGTGCTTCATGATCGTAGCTTTTGATTTCACTCCGATATGCAGCGCGATCCTTGCGTATGAGGGTGGATGTCCCCTATGGGCAGAGAAACTCATGTAGTAATCCAATACTTGCCGCTGCCTACGCGTGCGCGGCAGATTCCTAAATTCAATTTGGTGGCCGCAATTCGGACAGTTCATTTGTTACCCGGCACGAAACACGTATTGCAGTAAACGGGCCTGCCCTGATGCGGCTTGAAAGGCACGGTTGCAACTTTGCCGCACTTCGCACAGCGAATCTCTGTCTCGACGCGCTGACGGTCATCCCTCTGCCGCGCCGGTCTCGCCTGCAATGTCGGCTGCGCTGTAGTGACAGGCGCGCTTTCCCGACGAGAGCCATTGCGATTAGCAGCCCGACACGGCTTGCACCTCTTCGGCGTATTTGTCCATCCCTGCTCGCGGAAATACTTCTGATCGGCGGCGGTCCACACGAACGCGCCGCCGCAGTCCGTGCAGGTCAGGTGCTGGTCCGTGAACCTATTGACTCCGAAGCGCGCGCGCTGCTCATCCCTGACGCTCTGGCGCGTGTTGCCGGTTCTTGATGACATATCGTCTCCTTCGTGATGGTCGTAAAAGAGTAAATAGAGAAGCGCGTAACTCATTGCGCGGGCGGCGTTGCCGGAGACCCGGCGGCGGCGCGCTTGATCCTTCCGGACGCCTCTTTAGTCGCCGGAGCCACTCCCGGCAGCGGCCTCTGCTGCGCAACCTTCACGAAGGTCTCAAGCTCAGGCGCCCATGCGCCGCGCCTCTTCATCACCTCGTGATGCGCCTCTACGTCATAGCCCCGAACTGAGAGCTTGTCCTTCTCAGAATCGTAATCACAAAGGCACAGGGCAGTGTCCATCAGCGCCTCTCGCTGCGCCTCGTCGAGATGATGATCCCAGACGATTTGCGTGAGGCTGATGACGAAATAAGGTCTTGGCTCTTCTTCGCCGTTGCCGGTGATGCGCTCTGAAGAGAGATAGGCGTTGAGGCCGCTGATAAGTTTGACCTCGAACCAAACATCCTTACCTTTGCGCACCGGGATGACCGGCACGCCGTCTTTGTCCTTCTTGATCTTGAAGAGGAAAACAAAATCAACGCGCGTCAGGTCAGGGTAAAATTCGCTGATCACTTTCCGCGCAATCGCTTCGGGGTTTTTAGCCGGAGAATACGTGATTGACATCACTCACCTGCCTTTCGAGATTGAGAATTTGAGTCCGTTATGGGTCGTTCCTCTGAGCGTAAATAGTGGCCGCGTAGATGATGGCTGCAGCGCAGATAGCCGCGAAGAAATAAACGAGACTCATGAGCCACTCCTTTACGCCGCTCTCCTCTTGCGACCGCCGATTTCGGCCATCAGGAATTCAGGCGGCTTGGCGATGACGCGCGCCACCTCATCGGGCGTCACGTAGAGCGACTTGGTCGTCATGCTCGCCAGGTCGAAATAGGTCGCGAATCTATTGAGCTGCCCGGTCGTAAACTTCAACAGGTAATCCGCCGCGACCGCTGCGACATACTGGTTGACCATCAGCGACTGCGCGTTGAGCATCGCTAGCTCCGCGCAAGAGAGCTTGTGGCCGGACAACTCCTCCGGGCGCGGCACGAGAAGGTCCGGAGCCTGCATCGCCGGCGACGGCAGCGCCGTGCAGATCGTCCTGGTCGGGAATGCGCCCTTCAGCCCGCTCTCCTTCGTCGCGCAGCCGAGCATGACCTGTCCGGCCTCCTTCAGGTTTCCGCAGTCGAGCCACCACAGGTTGGCGGCCCGTCGTTGCACATTCTGGCGAAGGGCTGCATTGATGGCGCGCCGCGCCGCTGCGTTGTCAACGCAGCCGATGAGCACGGTGAGGGAGCTGAATCTGTTGCTGTTGCCGAGCGCGGCATCGCTGAACTTTTCGGGGATACTGCCGATCTCCATATTCCACGCGATGCTGCATCTGGCGGCGAGCGTCACGGCCTTGTTCATCCCCAGCTCGGCGAGGCAGAAATTCTGGCGCGGGATGTTCTTGTCTTCGACGATGTCATGGTCAACAAAGAGCACGGACACGTCGCGTCCGGCGTCCTGAAGCACGCGCGCGAGGCGGGCGACAGAAGGGGCGAGAAAGCTCCCCGTGCCTCCGCAGCCGACGAGCACCAGGCGAAGATGGTCATAGCCGCCGGGCACGACCTGCGCGGCGCGGGCGTAGGAGAGGTCGAGCGTTTGGGATTTACGTAGAATATTATTTTTGGGCTTCATCCAAACCTCGCAGGAGACCGCCCTTGTTCACAGGGCGCAGGAATGCGTATCTACCGAAGGCGCGTTTTCAAGCGCCGTCGCTCCTTTCGTCGGACTCAAGAGCCGCATTCAGCGTCGCCACTATCCACTCGCCGACCTCGCGCACCTCTTCGTCTGGGACGGTGTGCTGCACGCCACCCTCTTCGTGCCAGTTGTAGAGCATGCAAAGGTTTCTTCCGCGCGCGTCTACCACTCGATAGCCCGAATATTCGTCGGGGGCTACCAACCGCAACGGCAATTTGTTTGTCGCCGCTAACGGCGGGCGCTTGTTTAGACTCATAAGAATCCTTGCCCTTTGGAGCGTGGAGGCTTCAAACCCTCCACGCAATCAACCAACCCGTCCGGCATCTCGAAGACCCAACTCGCCGGTATCTCCCAGAAATAGCCGTACAGCCCCACGCGCACGCGAATCTCCGGCTCTTTCAGCACGTTCCCCATCACCGCGTAAATCCTGAAGCCCTGCTCCGCCGCGTCGTCCACCGAAGAGAAGCGTGCGCGCATCCGGTGATGCGAGTGAACATCAATGAGCGCGCGCGTGTGGCTCGAATCCGGCCCGTCGTCCAGCGGCTCGCAGGATGCGACGCTCTGCTTCTGCGGCGGGATGGTGACGGCCCAGGTATCCTTTTCCATGCAGAGATGAAAAAGAATCTCCCTATCGACCAGCGCCTCGCGCCGTGCGTGCATGAGCATCCATTCCAGGTGCTCGCGCGGCACTCGCTCGAAATCGAACCTCAGCTCCTCTTCCACCTCGGGCAATCCCTTGACTTCGCAATAGCCGATGCAGAAGGTCGCGGCCATCAGGTCGCGATGTCCGCGCACGTAGACGCCGCCGGCGGCGAGGATGAATTCAAAGAGCTGCGCGCGCCTGGACCAGTCTTCATTCGTCTCCGGCGCCGCGAAGCTGTGGCTTACGAGAGGCAGCATCAGAAGTCTTCGCCTCCCCTGCGCGTCAGCCTCTTCACTGCTCCGTCGAGCGTCGTATGCATCGGAACAAGATCGTCAAGCGGAAACTCCTGCGCCTGCGCCTCATGCAGACTCTTGAGCTGCGTGCGCACGTCGGCGGGCGCGGCCTTGCTCCGGTCCTGCATGTGGTGGTCATTCCAGGCCGAGCGCCAGATCATCTCCCATGCGCGCTGGAAACCTCCGCGCGAGACATGCGGGTGATCGTTCGAGCCGAAGCAGATCAGCCCGAATTTGTTGATATTCGGAAGGGGCGCCTGGAAAAGCTGTCCGGAAGGATTAAGGACGGCATCCTTCATGGCCCACATGTAGTAGCCGGAGTTGATGCCCGCAAAAACAAGCGCGGGCAGGGGGATGCGTAAGGCCACGGGTTGCCCCTCCATCTCGACCGGCACATCATAAAGAGCCGGCGGGTAAAACCCGACCATGAAGACGCCCGCGCGCGACGTGCCCCAGCGAATCACGTTCGCGGGAATCCACCCGCTATCAATCGGCTCCTTGCTGAGCGCCTGCCGCACGGTCGCCGGCGAGACATACTTGAAGAACTGCCTGCCACTGTCCACCCACTGGAAGAGCCACTGGCCGGGGTAGATGTAGAGCGCGGCCTCTGCGCCCGCAGGCGGCACCATCCCGTATGGAGTTGCAGACAGCCCGTTAGACTGCGATGAGGATGATCGCTTCTTCTTCACCGTCGTTATCTCCCTCCGGCGCGAGAATCTCCGCCAAGGTCTGCCCGCGCCCTGTTTGCCGGGTTGGCTTCATGGCCTTTGCCCAGAGCCGTGCGGCCTGCCTGACGTGCTCTATGTCCTTCTTGAGCCACTGGTCCAGGCTGTGCACGAGGTCCATCAGCTTGAGCGCCTTCTGATAATCACGAGCCAGGCCCCGCACACCCTTAACGGTCCAGCCGATTCCGGTGCCTAAGTAATACTCGTCGCAGTAATCGATCCAGATGTTGCCGGCGCATTTGTCGTGCACATCGCAGGCGAGGGCGAGGTGTCGTAAGGGGGTCCTGAGCTTTTTGCCCATCGCCGCCAGCCGCTGGGTGTTTATTTCTCCGAGCGGCGTGTGCGCGCTGACAATCCGGTGAAGCGTGAGGATAGGGCAGCCCGGATCGCAATCGTCATCCGGCTCGATCAGGCCCGCCGCGACCTGGATGAACTGGAAGACGTAACCAAGCTCGTGCGGGTCCTCTTCTGAATCGCGCCAGAAGATAGGCTGGATATGAATCTCGTCGGGGAATGCCTCGCACTCATCCCAGGCGTCCATAAAGAGGTCTGGCAGCGGGAAATAGTTCTCCTCAATCAGGTCCGCGAATTTCATGACCGCCTTGTAAATCTTCTCTTCCGGGTCGCCCGGGCTTGCGCCGTGTCGTTTGAACTCTGCGGGAAAGAGCGTGCGGAACACTTCGAGGAAACGGGCGTGCCTGACTACAGCCTCGATCTGGGCCATGCGCGCGTGCGCGCCCCTGACGCTGACCGGCTCCTGCTTCCTGAATTCCTCCGGGAAAGAGCGGCGCAAATCCTCGAGCGCGACCGCCAGCTCTAACACATGGCGCAACTCATCGATGGCCTCGTAGGCCGAGCCGGGCGGGAGCGGAGGAGGCAGGTCCGGCGCAGGAGTTGTCACATCAACAAACATAGTCAGAATCCTACGGGCAGGATCAGTCCGGGTTCGGCAGCCGATTCCTGTAAGGCTTCGAGGGCGTCAACGACTTCGCACAATTCGATGCGCCCCTGTTCGCAGGCAAGCTCCATCTCCTTGCGCATGCCCGCCAGCTTTCTCGACGAGAGATGCCCCGCCTCGTCCTCCATCTCGTGCAGTCGCCTGTGCATCATGATCGCGGGGTTAACGTGTTCGGGCGCGCGTGCCAGCATGGCGACTGCTTCGCTCGCGTGGCCTTTGGGCGCGGCCTTCTTAATCACCCTGACCTCGCCGCCCTCGCGCTTGATCTCGGCATTCGAGGCGTAAGGCACGGCGGTCGAGAGCGCCTTCCTGAGCATGGCGTCGTCGCCCGCGATGTCGTCTTCGATTTCCAGGCAGGTGTTGCCCTCCGAAACGAGAATCACTTTCATAGAGTTACTCCTTTAGGCGGTTTTGGCTTTACTACTCGATTTGGAAGCGGCGGCAGGTTTCTTCCCGGCAGACGCCTTCTTCGCGGGCGCTGCCTTTTTGGCGGCAGATTTCTTCTTGGCGGCAGATGATTTGGTTGGAGGCTTCGACGAAGCGCGCTCGGTCATCTTCTCCGCGACCTGCCGGAGGACCATTCCTGCCGGGCCGTCATGAAGGCCAATCTCCGAGGCGCGCACGAGTTTCATCACCGTAGTTCCGACGGCCCCTTCCTGCACGCCCGTGATGAGCACCTTGCGACCAAGCTCGTGGCCGTCATCGGGCTGGAGTTGCAGATGCAGGTTTATCGTCGCCTTCTTCCAGGCTGCGGACCCGTAGGACGATGGTGTGGGGCTTTCGGATGGTGTTGCGGCGGTGCCTTTGCCCGGCCTTTCAACTGTCGGGGCAGCAGGCTGGCGTTCGTCGCGTTGCGTGAGGCTCGTAGTAGTTTCAGCTCCGGCGGAAGCTTCGGGAGGGTTGACCTCCTGTTGGCTGTTTGTTGATAGGCTTTGTGTGGAAGTGGATTCTGTGGAAGTGTCTGATGTAGCAGAGGTGTTTGATTCAATGTGTTCGCCCGCTTGCTCTGAAGGGGCTTCCGCCGGTGCTGACTTCGGGGAGCTGCCGATATTTTCGGTCTTGACCGTGTAGGTCGTCTCGCCGCGTTGCGCCGTGACTTCCATCTGGCTACGACTGCCAGATAGCTCTTCGCGCACGGTCGCGACGAATTCATGGGAGACGCCCGCGCGGCGCGCGATCTCGCGGTTGCTCCACTGAGACCACTCCTCATCGCGCAGAAGAGTCTCGACCGCGCGGCGCTTCGTCGCGTTGCTTCGGCGCAGGCCATGATCGGCGTTCGCGCCGACGGCATCCAGGATGGCGTCTCGCAGCGTACCTTTGCGCACGTCCATGTCCAGGCCGACGCCGGCTTTGAGCGCTGAGGCTTTACGATGAAAGCCGTCCGAGACGTAATAGTTTTCACCATCGAAGAACGCGCGGCCCGCTTTGAACAGGACTCCGGCCTTCATCTTCGCGGTGTACTCTTCGACTACGTCATCGTCGAGGCCTTCTCTGATCTGCGTGACGCCATCCGTGATGAGCAGGTCGAGTTCATCATGCGCGAAATGTCTGAGGCCGAAGAGCGAATCCGTTTCATCTGAGGCCGGATTCATTTCAGCATCGGCGCTCTTTGTTGCGCCGAGCCTCTCCGCGCACGCATCCAGCGCGAGCTTGATTCGGGTCTCTTCCTCGTTCGTGAAACGCGAGTCGGCAAGGTCATCTATGATGGCCTGAAGTTCGTAATCGGAGACGAGCCTTTGGAATGCAGGCAGTGTGTTAGCCGCTTCAAGCTCTGAGATGATCTCTCCGGGCGCGGCCTTACGCACTCTGAGGTCTTCAATCAGGAAGGCACGGCGGTCGAGAAGTTCTGAAAGCCCCTCGTTGAACTCCCAGTTGATTGCGCATATTCCCTCTTTCGCTTTGGCCTGGGCCAGCATCTCTTCGCCCTGTTGTCCACTGATGCAGCAGGCGAGGACGTTCGCGCTGCCCGCCCTGTTGAGTTGGTCGCGATAATCACGCACGACGTGCACGGCGCTAATAAAATCGTCGAGAGTTGGCGCGTGCCGAAGCTCATAGACTTCATCTCCGGCATAGACATCGGCCACGCCCTCCGGCGTGTCTACATCGCACCGGACCGTCTTCCCGCGTCCCTCCAGCCATTTGACTAAGGCATCGCGCAGATCAACTTCATGCGCCAGTCGCAGATGCTCTTTAGCTTCATTGGCAGGTTCGGGAGCCGGTATTGCCTCTTCGCCTGCGCTGTCCTGCGACAGCCGATTCGCGGTCTCAATCACCTCGCCTATAGTCGGAAACGGAAAGGTGTCCAGCCCCAGCCCGGCGTGCGTCGCCCTAAAGCTCTTCGTCTCGAAGCTCAAAGCCCAGCCTTGCGCTTCAAGGGCCTCTACAGCCCTTTGCTCGTCCTGGCTGAGATTCCGCCGCGCATTGCCTTCTGCTGCGCGCTCGTGTGCTACCCGTGCCGTTCTGCTCATCAAGTTCTCCTTATGTGGCTGCAAGTCCTGCCAGCCGGTTTTCCGGTTAAAGCTTCGAGGCGAGAAGCGAGGTCCCGCTCCAGCTCGTCAAAGCTTGCGAAGGCCATGCTGTCGAGGCCGTAAAGAACATCGAACTTGGCATTGATGTAGCCGTGTAGATGGCCGGGACTCCAGTGCGGGACTGCGCCCGCCTCGTTAAGAGCACGGCAGAGGGCTTTAATGTCCTCTACGCGCTGCGCGCGCTGGGCCTCCGGGTCGAGTTTGGCTGTAGCCATGTGGCATGCCCTCTAAGCTGCCTAGAACAGCGGTCCATCAGAATCACCGGAGGCTGTCTTCTTCGCCTGGTTGTACAGACTCTTGAGAGCCGTGCCGTAGGCCATCGCCTGGTCATAATTGAGTTCTTCAACTGATTCGCAGCCGTATCCTCCCAGCATTTCGTTGAGCACGGTCCAGCCTTCAATCTCTTCGTTAGCTATCTTCTGTCTCCACTCGTGGATGCGTCTGTGCAGCTCCGAGACCGGCGTGCTGGCGACCGTCTTGTGAGAGGCGGGATTACTGCTGGTTGGCGAATTGACCGGGCGCGGGGAAGAGGCAGGAACCGCTTCCATGTCTATGACGTGATCCTCCGCGTCCTGCGTGAAGAATTCAGAAGCGTTGACGGCCAGCAGGGTCGTGCCCACGAGCGCGCGCTTCTGGCCCATCTTCTGAAGAGTATTCACAAGATCGGCGACATCGGGATTAGCGATGCGTCCGACCTGCTGGCTTTCAATGCGTGCGTCGCCGACGGCGAATTTAGCGCCGCAACCGCCCTTCTTACGAAAACACACATATCCTCCGCCATATTCTTCTTTGCCCTTGATGATGGCGGCCTGTTTGCAATCCGGGCAGAGGCGCTGTGATTCGCGCCAGCGATACTTGGTCTCGCGGGAGTTGCAGGAGCCGTCGGATTCGGCGACGAGCACGTCGCCGCGCCAGAGCTGGCAGCGATAGAGGTAGTAGAAGAAAGGCTCGCCGCCGTGCTCCTCGCCGGACCAGTCTTCAATGCGCTCGACCAGCTCGAAGCGCGTCGAGAGGCCGAAGAAAGTGGTTAGCTTCTCCGCGCCCGGTTTGAGCAGCGTGAACTTCTCCGTGCCCGGAATCACTCCATAGTCTACGTCCCTTCTGAGAATCCTGCCGACGAACTCCGTGATTGCGTTGTAACGCTCAAGCGCCAGCTCGACCGACATGGCGGGCATAAACTGCGAGCGGTCAACGGAGGTGAGCGCCGACGGCGCGTCCTCCTGTGGCTCTTGCTTGCGAACTAAAGCTTGTGACATGGCTGCATCCTTTCTCCGACTAAAATTAGGTGATTGAAAGTTGGTCCAGATTCGCACTTCCCTCTTGCTGATCGCTTTCCTGGGCATATTGCTTTCTGGCCTCCAACACTCTGTTGAGGAGCGCGTAATCTGTGCGCTCGCAGATCGTGGCGCGGTCCGCCTGCTCGCGGTCTAGTTCGTTCACACGCGGCTCGAAGTACCGCATGGAGAAGTTTCTGCGTGAGCGCTCACGCAGGATTGAGAGGAGGGCTAAAAGCTCGGCTCTCGTTTTGATTTTGTGTTGTGCAGCCACCAGTCTTCTCCTACTTAATCCTGATCGAATGCCCGCGCTCGCCAAGGCTGGCGAACGATAACTCTTCACCGGCCTCAAGCCGCTGGCGAATCAAATCCTTTATTTGCCTGGACAATTACGGTCTGAAACTCCTCCGGCAAGGCTTCTGGCTGCACGGCCAAATTCAGCGGGAGCTTTCCGCCGTTCTGGCAGAGCGTGAGCTTGAAGCGCCGCGTCTCGACCGTTTTCAACTGGTGGAGCTGGAAGAAATACTGGAGGCGATTCTTGAGGGCCTGCGCGCGGTTTGTATCTATGCGCATGCGCTCGGCTAAGCGATGCGCTTCCTCTTTACGCGCGGCGGCGCGCGCTTCCAACTCGCGGATATAGGCGGCGTAATTGTCGAGCTTCTGGTCGCGCTCGGTCGTGATGTCGCTCAGGAACCTGTCAATGGCCTGGTCCACCTCGAATTCGGAGACATCGCCGCCCATCTCCTCAAGTAGCGCGTCGAGCGCGAGAAGATCGTCGCTGATGGCAAAGAGAGTCCTCATCTGGCGGCCTCCTTCTGCTGCAAGGCACGCGAAGTTTTGGAGGATGGCCTGCCGACATTGCTTGAGCCGATGGCGTCATCCCAGCAGGGGTCGCACATCATCCGGCCCCGGCGTTTGCACAAGGAACTATTGACGTGCTCCCAGGTTTGCTTGCAGGAGGCGCAGTAATGAGTGTGGAAGGCTGGAGCAGATGAAGGTTTTACGCCCTCATCGGGAATTGTGGTATTATCTGTTTCGGGCATGACAAAGTCCCTTTCTTCTGGAATAGGCCACCCTGATCTTTAGCGAGAGGCGGGTGGCCTTGAATTTTTTAGGCGCGTTTGCGCTGGGCCTCTTGGAGCTGCGGCCTCTCCAATATTTGAGCGATGCGTACAAGGTGCGAATTCGTGTAGCGCACGACCGCGCCCTCGCGGATGTGCGGCAGATTCCATTTCTTGCGCCACTCGGCGAGGGTCTCTTTTGCGACCTGGAAGCGAGCAGCCGCTTCCGCTTCGGTGAAAATCTCCAGGTTAAAGCTCTCCGCTTCGTGCCTGAGCCGCCGGTTCTCTTCCTCGGCCCTGTCAAGCTCGAAGCGCATCGCCGAGCAGACACGGCTCAAATCCTGCTCCAACTCGAAGAACCTGTCCTTAATGGCTAACAGCGTGTCGCTCATCCCTCTCACTCCGTTTCAGGCTGCCCGGCGTGCGCTCATCTGCCGGGCAGCATAGAAGGCCAGAAGCTTTCTCTTGACCACGATGTCTTCGGCGATCTCGCGCATCAGCTTGTCCGTCTCCTCGTTGAGAAAGGCGGCGCGCACGATGTCGCCGTGCTCGCCGTCGGCCTCCGCAAGCAACTCGGCAGCGCTCGCCGACTGAAGATCGTCCATGTCGCGCAGCGCCTGGACGCGCGCGCAGAAATCCTCGAAAAGAAACTCCGCGCCCTGGCGATGAGCCATCCAAAGCGCAAGGAACCATCTCCAAAACGCGCAGTACCAACTGAGGCGCACAGCAGGAATCGGGGCCTCTGCCTGCCGATGGATGAGTTGTAGCGAGCAGCGCCGCATCCCGAGCTTGAGGAGCGCGAGGCGGATAGCTTTGGCGAAGCCGCCGATGGCGATGAGGTTGGCTTCGTAGGGTTGCATCTCATGGCTTTCTGACTCCTGCCCGTGTTCCTGTTGTAAAAATTGATGGCTCGCAACTGTTAGCGACTGCTCCCCTCCCCTTACAGTTCGCGGCCATGAAATCTGCCTCACGCAAATTGAAAGGGAGCGGGCGCGCGCCTCACGACGCCGCCCCGCCCCCTCATACTTCAAATCATAATGCCTCGGACCTTTTCGACCGCGCGGCCATTGACGACCGTGCGCCTGATCTCCGAAGGCCTGCGCTCGAAGGAAGAGGGCATGCCCCCCACGCCCTCTTCCTGAGCAGCTACGGGCGCGCCTGTGGCGGTAGAAAGAGCGGCGCGCGCCGAAACCATCTCGTTGTAAAGCTGAATGAGCCTGTGGGCCGCGCGATGCTTGCAAGGCACCTGGAACTGCGTGAAGGCGATGCACTGGCAGGCGCCGTTGGCCTCGTAGGTATTGAAGCTGGTATCGCTCATGACGAGGAGCGAGCCGTCCGCCTGGAGTTCGACGAAGGGGTTGTCTTCCAGCATGTGAACCGCTTTGCCGATTGCGGAGAGCCATCTCGGAGAGTCCTGCGCGGCTTGAAGAGCGTCCGCGACTACCTGGTCAAAAATCTCGGAATTGATGTTGAGCATCTGCGTTTCCTCCACCCTGAAACGCAGTATAATCTAATAGATTATAGATGTCAACTACCAGATGATACTTTTTCCAAAAAATTATCTGGCAAGACCTCGTTTACGGCCACACC